CGCCCACTGCTCCGCCCTCACCTTCGCCGCGGACGGCGACGCCCAATACTGGGACGGCGACCCCGCCCACATCGCCATCCCCCTCGCCGGCCACGCCTACTTCCACAACCCCTTCGCCACCCAGCGCCTCGGCCACGCCACCTTCACGCACGCCACCCTCCCTTGGAATTTCGGTTCCTGATTCGCCCACCGCAGGTGATCCTCCTCGTCCTCCTACTCCTCCTCCTACTCGGCTGCCCCGTCAATCCAGTCAATAACGTCAATCCCGTCAACAACGTCACCCCACCCCACACACGCCCCCATGAACCTCGCCCAACACGAAGCCGAACGCACCGCCCGCCGCATCCTCCAGCTCTTCATCGGCTGGCTCATCGGCACCATCGCCACCCTACTGGCCCTCGACTACCTCTCCGCACCTACCGGGCAGCCCCAGACTCATCCCTCACCGCATCACACTCACCCCTAAAACACACACACCCACATGAGCACCCCACCACCTCCCAAACCCAAGGTCCACATCGTCACCCGCGGCGTCCGACGCTTTATCGTAGTCGCGATCAACCAGGAAGCCGCTGAACGCCAATTCAACGCAATCCGCTGAACTTCACCCCATCTCCCAGTCTCAAAGTCTCCCCATCTCCTATGTCCTCACCCCTCGCCCCCAATCGCCAAGCCGAGCAATCGCTGGAAGTCATGGAAGTCGAACTCCCGTCCGACCTCCCCCTCGCCGCCGTCCAGTCCCCCACCGTCGCCACCCTCTGCCGCCTCGAAGGTGGCAGCGTCATCCAGGACCTGAACGACCACCTCCGCGAAGCCGTCACCGCTTCCTTTAACCTCAACAAAGGCGCGCAAGTCACCTTGACTCTCAAAATGAAGCCCGGCGGCCAAGGCCGCATGGAACTCGTCGCCAGCGTCTCCTCGAAGATCCCCAAAGAGGAACGCACCTCCACGAGCCTCTTCATGACGCCCGACGGCCAACTCCTCGCCCACGACCCCTCCCAGCGCCGCCTCGACCTCAAAGTCGTGCGTGCCCGCGAGGCCCAAACCAAAATCATCGACGTCCAAGAGGCCCCCAAACCCCGCGACGTCCTGAGCGAACAGTAAACCCAACACCCGTCAACGAAGTCAATCCGGTCAACACCGTCACCCACCCACCTCATGAAACCCGAATCCACCACCCCCATCCTCGCTAACTCCTCCGACGCCGCCGTCGCCGCCGAAGCCGCCTACCACCTCGGCCAGACCCACCAGGTCAAAGAGATCACCACCTCCGCCGGTGCCAAGATTCTCATCCTTCCGTCCGGCCACCGCGCCGCCCACCTCGATCACCTGGAGGCCGCGCCGCGCCGCTTCAGCGCTCACCTCGCCCTCTTCTCCGCCGGCGACCTCGCCCGCTACGTCGCCGAGCAGACCTGCACGAAGAAGGACCGCGAATTGCAGCCCGGAAGCGCCAAAGACCGCCCGCTCCACCACCCCGTCGTGTTCTGCGACCGCTCCACCACCAGCATCATCGCCTACCTCGACTACCATCACGAGCACGAGGCCCGCTGGCTCGACCACACCGCGCGCGTGAACTACGTCCCCAGCCACCAGTTCACCCGCTGGGCCAAAAACAACGGCAAGCGCATGCGTCAGGAGGAGTTCGCCCTCTTCCTCGACGAGGCCAAAGGCGACATCCAGCACCCCAATGCGTCCCAGGTCGTGAGCTTCGCGGAAAACATGGAGCACTACTCCAACGTCGCCTTCAAAAGCAGCGTCCGCACCTCCTCCGGTGAAGTCAGTCTGGTGTTCAGCGATGAAAAGAACGGCGATACCAGCACGCCCATCATCGAAGAATTCACCCTCGGCCTGCCCTTCTGGCAGGGACATCGTGACCCGGATGGCCAGCCCATCCACGTCGCCGTCCGCGCCCGCCTCTTCCACCGCGCCGTCGATACCAAGGACAAAGACGGAAACCCCACCGGGTCCAAACACATCGTCTTCTGGTTCGAGCTGCGGAATCTCGAAGAGATTGCCGACAAACTCTTCGAGGAGGAAGTCGCCAGCCTCACCAAGGACCTCGAAGGCATCGCCACCATCTACCAAGGCAAAGCCCCCGCCGCCCCCGGCCCCCAAAGCATCGACGTGGACATCGGTGCCTAAACCCACCCGTGAGGCGGGCACTCCTGCCCGCCTTTCCCCGCGCCGCCCGGTCGCGCACCACCGGGCACCCCGTCAACACCGTCAATCAAGTCACCCCAAACCCAACCCACACCCATGAAACGCACCCTCCTCCTCATCACCCTCGCCGCTCTCACGAGCCTCACGAGCTGCAAAAACCTCGACACCGCCCAGGCCGTCGCCATCGGCCAGACCGGCCTCGACCTCCTCGTCGCTAAGAAGGTCATCAAGCCGGAAGAAGCCGCCGCCGCCCAAAAGCTCGGCCAGATCCTCATCACCCCCACCCCGGAGCCCATCACGCCCTCCGGCAAATAATCGGGGCCTCCCGCCCCACCCGCAGGGCGGTGGACCCATGTCTGACCGCATCCCTCCACCGCCCTGCTTCCCCCTTTCTGCATCGTCCTCGTCCTCGTTCTCCTACTCGTCCTCGATCCCCCACCCACCTCATGAAATCCGGCCTCTCTCGCTCCCTCCTCGCCATCGCCACCGCCGCCCTTGGCATGGGCGGCACCCAGCCCGCCGCAGGTTCCCCCTCGCGCGCCTACAAACTGCGCCCACCCGTCGGTGGTGGCCTTTACAAGTCCCTGACGCTCGTCCGCGCCCTCCCCAATCCCATCAGCCAATCCCCGCTCAAAAACCAGCGCAAGGCCCGCAAAGCCCGCCGCGCCCGCTTCGCCGCCGGCGACCGCCAAGCCTTCCGCCGCGCCTAGTCTCCCCCTCTCCGAGTCTCCCCGTCTTTCCCCGCGCCATGACCGCCGAAGAACTCCTCAAAGCCGCCCAGGGATGGACGCGTCCCGGCTGCCGCACCCGCACCCGCTATGAGAAGCTCGACCCCACCATCGAGCACCTCCTCGACGCGGACTGGCAGCCGAAGGAGATCGTCGAGCAGCTCGTCCGCCACGGAGCCCACCCCCGCGACAAAGCCCCCGCCCTCAAAGACCACGTCTGCCGCCTCTACCGCCGCCGCAAAGCGGAGGCCTGATCCCACCCCACCTCGTTACCACACACCCGCCCCCATGCCCGACACCTGGATCAAACTCCGCGACGATCTCGACACCGACCCCCGCGTCGCCTGCATGGCCACCATGCTCGCCACCACGGCCGTCACCTACGTCCTCCCCGCCGAGGTCCGCGACCTCTTCGCGACCGTCACCAAGGCCGTTACGCGTAACGCCATGCGTGACATCACCCTCGCCGGCCTCACCCGCGTCTGGAGTCACGCCTGCCGTCACACCACCGACGGCATCTTCCGGCACGTCGATCTCAGCTACCTCGACGACCTCGCCCGCATCCCCGGTTTCGGCCTCGCCATGCAGACCGTCGGCTGGGCCGTCCACCACCCGGAAAGCGACTCCATCATCCTCCCCAACTTCACCGAGCACAACGCCCCCGACAAGAACGGTGCACGAGCACAAACCGCCAACGCCCGCCGCCAAGCCCGCTACCGCGAAGCCCAGAAAGCCAAAGCCGCCGCCCAGGCCTCCCCACCCCCCGTCAACGACGTCAACCCGGTCAACACCGTCACCTCAGACCGTCCCGAAGTAACGTCACGCGTAACGCAACGAGAGAAGGAAAATAACGTAACCTCCTCTTTATCTTCCTCTTCCTCTATCTCTGAAGACTCTGAAAGGGAAGGGGAGTCCAGAGGGGAAACCGAGCCCGTCTCAGAGTTCGACCAACTCGAAGGCATGAAGGCCAAAATCAACGCCCTCAGCCCCCGCTGGAAAAAATTCCCCCGCTGGAACGACGCCGAGGAGCACGTCCTCCGCCCCAACCTGTCCAACCTTCTCAAGGCCGAAGAGCAGGACTTCGCCATGATCGCCTACTGGCTGCGCTGGGCCGCCAGCCCCGCCAACACCAACGCAAAGGACCCCGTCACCGTCACCGCCAGCCGCTCCGCCATCGCTGAGCGCTTCCCGGATTACCTCGAACGCGCCACGCGCCACTGGAAGCAAACCGGCTGCCCCAAACTCAACCCAGACGGCACCAAAGTCACCACCGTCACCCCCAAAGTCCCCAAACCCGAGCCCCCGCCCGTCATCACCGCCGGCAGCGCCAACTTCACCGCCGCCCTCAAAGCCTTCGGAGCCGATCTCCCCCCCAAACCCGCCGCCGTCGCAACAAAACCCGCCGCCGCTTAACCCGTCAATCCGGTCAACACCGTCACCACACACCCCATGCCCGCACGTCCCACCCTCGCCCACTGTCTCGCCAACTACATCTGCCCGTTCTGCTCGGAGCCCCTCGGCCGCTACCATGCCTACCACCTCCACCAGCCCGGCCAAATCCTCTCCCAGCTCGCCGACCAAGGCCCCACACACCTCGGCTGCATCGAGGCCCGCCTCGAAGAAATCGCCGTCGAGTCCGTCTCGGCGGTCACCTGCATCGCCACCGTCCGCGCCGCCGCCACCAACCCCAGCGGCCGACTCCTCACGCTGCCTCACCCCGCCAACGGAGAGCCAACCACCCACATCCACCTGTTCACGCCGGACAGCCTCCGCTTCCTCCACCTCAGCGCCTACCCCAGCCCCGGCGACGGCGTCCACACCATCACCCGCCCCGCCGCCCCCGAAGAGATCATGGCCTGGATGAAACCCGCCCTCGACGAAGCCTTCAGCAAAGCCACCAGCCAAGAAGAGCAGCGCACCATCCTCCACCAGCTCGGCCTCATCCAATCCCGCCTCCCCGCCGAAGAACGCCCCGCCTTCCGCGACTACGTCCGCGAAAACCTCAAAACCCGTCAATCCGGTCAATAACGTCAATCCCGTCAACAACGTCACCCCACCCCACACACGCCATGAACCCACCCATCCGCCTCTATTCCGCCTTCCCAGGCATCGCCGCCCGCATCGACACCGAGCGCGTCATCATCGCCCGCGCCATCGCCGAACACGTCACCGTCTCGTGGGACGACCACGAGATCACCTTCTCCTGCGAAGACGCCCCCACGCTCGAACTCCTCCAAAATCCGTCGCAGCTCCACTACCTCAACGAAGTCACCCAAGAGCACGGCTTCCAAACCCTCATCATCGAGCCCGGCTTCGTTGTCCCAGACCGTGAAGATCGCGCCGCCGCCCCCGACAATCCGCCACCCCCCGTCAACACGGTCCCTCCGGTCAATGAAGTCACCCTCGTCGGCCCAGTCACCCCCAAACAGAGCCGCCAGATGCTGAACATCTCCCAGCGCTCCAAACTGCTCACCTGGCTCGAAACAAACCGCGCGCTCGCCGAACTCGAACCCGACACCGATCTCGCTGTCACCGCCAGCGAGGCCCTCGGCTTCCCCCTCAACGCCTCCCACATCCGCACCCTCCGCACGCACCTCGGCATCGCTAAAGTCAAACCCGAGCCCCTCCCCGCCGACCTCTCCCTCGCCGATCTCCAGGCCCGCCTCGCTGCCCACGAGGAGCGCCTCGACAACCACGCCGTCCAAGCCGCCGGCATGAAAGCCACCATCGCAGCCCTCCACGACCGCCTGCGCGCCGTCATCAAGTTCCTCAATAATGGAAACATCGGCGTCAATGAAGCCTTCGCCGTCGCCGACCTCCCACCCCTCAATCAATCCGGTCAATAACGTCAATCCGGTCAACCCCAAAAAACGCGGTAGATCGATCTACCGCAAAATTCCCTCCATCCCCCCATGCGCGACCTCAACACCCTCACCCTCACCGGCACCGTCGTCGGCAACGTCCGCACCTTTGGTGAGGACAACGCCGGCTGCGAGCTATCCCTCAGCGTGCACGACGAGTGGCGCAACGCCGACCGCACCATCGGCGAGCGAGACGACTACATCGGCGTCGTCTGCTACGGCCCCCTCCGCGACCGCGCCCTCACCCTCCAACCCAGCGACCGCATCATCGTGCACGGTAAACTCCGCAGCGAAGAACTCCCCAAAGCCAACGGCCGCACCGAGAAAAAAACCAAAGTCCGCGCCGACCACATCGAGCACCTCCGCCGCATCGCCCAAACCAAATAAACCCGTCAATCCAGTCAATCCGGTCAACACCGTCAACAAAGTCACCATGCACCTCCTCTACTACCACACCAACTGCGCCGATGGATACGCCGCCCTCTGCATCGCCCACGCCGCCCTCCTCGCCCGCGGCATCCCCGCCGCTGAAATCGAGCCGCGCCCCATCAATTACGGCTGGCCCAATCAAATCCCCAACGTCATCGACGACAGTCTCTTCGTGGATGACCACATCTACTACCTCGATTACACGCCGCCCGCCGTCGATCTCGCCCTCCTGCTCGCTGAACTCGCCACTTGGGACGGCACCATCAAGCTCACCCTCATCGACCACCACGAGAAAATGGCCCCCGTGCACGGCTGGCACAAAGACGAGCAAGGCCAGTGGCAAAAAGGCCCCGCGCCCTCGGGCTTCGAATCCGTCTTTGCCTTCGACGAGTCTGGGGCCTCCCTCACCTGGAAACACTTCCACCCGGACATGCCCATGCCCGCCGCCGTCACCCTCATCGCCCGCCGCGACCTCGGCCACGCGTTCCAGGACACCAAAGACCCCGTCCAACACAGCCTCAACAAATCAGCCCTCGCCCTGCACGCCACCCTCTTCCGCCTGCTCCCTCGCACCCTCGAAACCTGGGGCCCCATCATCCACGGCCAGACCAACCTCGATAAAGTCATCGACAACGGCCACATGCTGCGAGTGGCAGATAACGACATCATCGTCATTGCCACCGAGTCCCCCCGCTGGCTCGACTTCACCCGTCTCATCGTCTCCCCATCTCAAAGTCTCCCCATCTACAACCGCATCCCCGCCATCAACGGCCTCGGCCCTGAACTCGTCAGCGACGCCTGCCAAGCCCTCCTCCACCGCTACCCGCTGGCCCCCTTCGCGGCCAGTTGGTGGACCGACGCCAAAACCGGCCGCATCACCTACTCCCTGCGCAGCCGCATCCAAGGCCACCCCGACGGCCACACCAACGTCTGCGACATCGCCAAAGCCTGCCACCCCGACGGCGGAGGTCACGCCTGCGCCGCCGGCTTCTCCTCCACCCTGCCAGTCCCCCTCGTTTAACCCTCTCCGCCCGTCAATCCAGTCAACACCGTCAATCCGGTCAACACCCATGGACACCTCGAAACTCACCGACGAATCCCTCCTCTTCCTCGCCGACCTAGTGCGGGCGAAGACGCGCCGCGCCTGCCGCTTTGAAACGCTGTGCGCAGAACGCAAATCAGGAGGACGCATCACCATCCCGCCCGGCCTGCTTGCATTGGAAGAGGCCGGTCTGGCCAACGTGCGCCGGAGCACCGTCCCGAAAAAAGGGGACGAACCCGGCTGGACCGCCCAAATCACGGACACAGGGCTACAGGTGCAAAGCCAGCTCATCGGCGCGCTGCGCGCCCTCGCCTCGATGGACGACCCCACACGCTTCCGCACCGCCGCCGTCTAGTCTCCCAATCTCCCAGTCTCAAAGTCTCTCCAGCATGCCCACCATCTTCTCCGCCGAAGAGCGACGCCGTCACCGCTTCTGGAACCGCGCCCCAGCCGACCCCACCAAAGCCGCGCGCCAAGGCAAAGGCTCCTACTTCCGCCCCGGCCACGGCCGCGTCCTGATGCCGGACAGCTTCATGCCCTGCGGCGACCACGCCGGCAAAGTCATGCGCGCCGTCCCACTGGACTACCTGCTTTGGGCCAACGCCCAGCCATGGGCCAAACACTGGGACTCATGGCAGCCCGTCGCCGACTACATCGACCGCTTCATCATCGACGGTCCCGACACCCAAGACGCGCTCCCCGATCTCCCCACGCCCACCTTCTACCTCGGCTCCCCTCTCCCAGTCTCCCCCTCTCAAAGTCTCAAAGTCTCCTCCGTTCTCCACTGCCTCCCCGGTCACGAAGACCTCCTCCACGCCTTCGCCGTCGGCGGCCTCGGCCTGTCCCGCGACTGGTATCAGCCCGGAGCTTTGCCGCACTACGACCTCTCCCGCTCCCGCCACGAGCACGCCCTCAGCCTCGGTGCCGTCCTCATCGAGGACAAACAGCTCATCGCCCACAAAGAAACCTGGCTGCAATTCTTCCAGACCAAACCCAAACGCACCGAAGACCCCACCCCACCCCTCCTCAAAAACCACCGCCTCGGCACCCGTCAATCCGGTCAATGAAGTCAGCTTCATTACATTGGGCGCAGATCATGGCACGCGATGAGAAGCGAAAACTGATGGTGATGCCGTCCAATAACTCCAGCGCCATCGTCCACTATTGGGCGGGCAAATACGAAGGCCGCATAGGCTGGCTCGTCGGGCCGTCCGCGATAAAAAAAACGAAGCTCCTCTCGTGGATGCCTTTCGCTCTCGACAATGATGCCTTTGCGAGTTGGACGACCGGACGCCAGTGGGACGAGGCGGCATGGCTGGCAATGCTCGACACTGTGAAAGCGCGACGGCTATCACCTCGATGGGTGCTTGTGCCTGACGTTGTGGCAGATCGTGCAGCGACGCTGGCGAAGTGGCAGCAATACGCACCAGTCGCAGCTCGCTACGGATGGCCGCTCGCTATCGCCGTGCAAGACGGCATGACGCCCGCCGACATCCCCAGTGATGCCGCAGTGATCTTTGTTGGCGGCACGACCGAATGGAAATGGCGTTCTCTGCCCATGTGGGCGCGGACAGGTGCCCGAGTGCATGTGGGGCGAGTGAATGAAGTCGAAAGGCTCCACATCTGCGAACGATGGCGCGTCGAATCAGTGGACGGCACCGGCTGGATGCAAGGCACCGAAAGCGGCAGACAGGCCAAAGCTCTTTGGCAATGGCTGGAAGGGGAAGCAACTCCTCCACGAGAGCTAGGAATTGTGGCATAATTCACTCCCCCAAATCCCGCAGCATCGTCACCAAATCCCGACGCGTAAGCCCGCTCTCGACCTTCTCCTCCTTCACCCACACACGCCCGCCCTCCACGCGCCACCCGATGCGCTCGACCCGCTTCATCCCATCGAGCCGAGCCTGCTCCACGACGAGCTGCGCCGCCCGATTCGCGAAATAGCTCTTCTGCGCCTCCTCATCGCGCACCGCCACCTCGCCCTTGTCGGACACCTTGAACACCTGCCGACGCTGATCCTCGTTCATCTCCGCCACGTCCACGAGCTTCACGTCAAACCCGCGACCCCGCCGCACGACCACCGGCACCCGCTCGCGCAGATACCGGTCTTGCTCGTCGAGCGACAACTTCCCCAGGTAGCTCGCCGCCTTCCCGCCGATCATCACCAACTGCGGATGCAGTAGCCCCTCACCCACGCGACCGAGCTTCGCCCAGAAATCCCGCAACGAAGGATTCGTCTGCGCCACGATAGCCGCCCGAGTCTCCTCCGGCAGTCCGACCCATTTCCGCGCCGCGGAGGCCAGCCGCTCCGCCGAAAGCCGTGCATCGTTCAAAATCTCTTCAAGGACCTCGCGCTCGCGCTTCGAGATACCCTCAACTTCAACCGTCAGTGATGTGATGTGTGTGTTCATGGTTTGGAAAGTTTGCCCAATGCCGCCGCCAAAGCCTGCCTCCGTGCCTCCCGCCGCTGCTCTCGCCGAGCCGCCGACCGCCGTTCGCGATTCGCCGCCGCCCAGGCCCGCAGATACGCCTCGCGGTCCAGCCGCCGCTCGTCCATTTTCTTCTCCACCTCCGCCGGCGTCCCAGACCGACGCAGCCCTACCCGGAACTCCGCATGGTAGTCCCGCATGTATTCCCGGCGCTGTTCCTCATCCGCAAAAGGCACGGCCCACAAGTGACGCAACATTGCAACAACGCAACAAACCCTTTTCTTTAGGAAATTCCTTCGGACCACACCCCACAAAAAAACAGCGCGCCGCGCTGCATCCAAGTAAAATCAAGCCTTTCAGTGAGAAAGGTGGCTCGGGACGGAATCGAACCGCCGACACGGTATTCACGATTTTCGCGACACTCCAAGATATCGGTCCCGCCAGCTTCTACGAAGGAGAAACGCGACGTTGCGCGCCCGTTGCATTTCCCGTTGCGATGTTGCTTTATTTGGAGTATCCTTCGGAGTAACTTCGGAAAATCTTTTGGACTATGCCCCCCACGGCCAAAATCTACCGCAACAAAAAGACGCCCTTTTGGCAGGCGTGGTTTATGGCATGGGATGCCCAAAAGCAGGCATGGCGACCGATCACCAAGACGACCAAAGTCACCGACCCAGCCAAAGCCCTCACCATCGCCCGGCAGTTCGAGGCGGTTGCCCAGCAAGCGGCCGGTGCGGCCCAAAGCGGTGACCGTCTCAGCCGGGAGCACATCGCCGGCATCATCAATACCATCCTGACCATCGCCGGACTGCCCCAACACGTCGAGACACGCCAATGGGACGAATACAGCCAGGAATGGCTCGCCCTCCAAAAAGCCCGCATCGCGGCGCGGTCGCTGGAAAGCTACGAGGGACACATCCGCCTGCTCACTCGCTGGCTGGGGCCTGAGAAATCGAGCCCGCTCAACGCCATGGACGGCGGCACCCTCCAAGACTGGTATTTCGACATGATCGACGAAGGGCGAAAGCCCGCGACTGTGAACAATGCCGTGAAGACCATCCAGTCCGTTTTTGACCGCGCTCGCGCGGAGGGCTTCTGCCCGCGGAATCCGGCGGAGCTGGTGCTCCGCCAGTATGGAGAGGCTGACATCCGAGAACCCTTCACGCAGGACGACCTCGCGAAGATCCTCGCCCACCTCCGCCGCACCGGTCAGACGGACTGGCTGACCGTCATGCTTCTCGGTATCTGCACCGGCCAGCGCCTCCAAGACTGCGCCAGCGTCACATGGGCCGAGATCACGCCCGCCACCAAAAAGACCCCGCGAGTCTGGCACAACAAACAGGGCAAAACCGGGACGCTGGTCCACATCCCCATCATCGAGCCGCTTGAAGGGCATCTGCAGTCCCTCCAGATGCGCCCAGGAAAGCCGCTGGCCCCATCACTGGCCGGAATACCCTCGGGAGGCAACAAAGGCCTCAGCCAGCAATTCAGCGCCATTCTGGACGCCGCCGGCGTGAAGCGTGAGAAACGCGAAAAAAAAGACGGCAGCAAAGGGCAGTCGTGGACCGACAAGACCTTCCACAGTTTCCGCCACACCGCGAACACCATGCTCGCCGAGGCCGACATCCCCTTCGAGGTCCGCAAAGCCATCACCGGCCACAGCTCCGCCGCCGTGAACGAACGCTACACCCACCGCTCCGCTACGAGCTTGGCGGCCGTGCTGAAACGTGCTATCAATCTCCCATCGCCCCCATGACCCCATCGTGCACAACCCACTGCTTACTTGGCAAACCCACTGGTGTCATCTGCCCGGATGATGAATGTGACCTGCACACTGGGCTGAGAAAACTCCCCGAATATTTAGCCGAACGGCTCTCAGGTGTCGGCCCGACAACCATCGCCCACTTGGTTAAAGAAGGCCGTGTCACACCTTCCGAGTGTCACTCCCTGCCGCCTCGCATTCGGCGAATATTACACAACTCATGCATTCAAAGTCGAAGTGACGCAAAAATAGCCATCGCAAAAGGCCGGCTCAAACCTCAAGCCTTGCGAGGATACAGCGCCTCAGCCCACGCGAAAGTTTTAGAATGGATACACACCACAACCTCATGAAAACACACATCCGCCCCCTCGTGCTCGCCCTCGTGGCGATACTCTCCGCCACCACCCAGGCTGCCGACACCCCGGCCGCCATCCTCGCCGACTACCGCGCCAAAGCCGAACCCGCCATCCAGAAAGTGAACGACACCCTCGAAAAGGCCGTCGTCCCCATTTTGGCCGAACTGGTGAAGTCTGGAGATACCACCGGTGCGGATAAGATCAAAGAGCAACTCAAGGCCAAGCAGGACGGCGAGCCCGTCGCCCATCCGCACGCCAAGGTCGCGGCCCTGTTCCCCCTCTACGATGCCGCCCGCGTGAAAGCAGCGTCTCCGGCTCGGACGTCCGCCATCACCCGCATCGAGAGTCTCCTCAAAACCAGCGAGGGAAAAAAACTCGAGGTAGTAGCCGAAGCCGCAGCGGTGCGCGAAGAAATCGAAACCGGAGCACGAGCACCTGTTGCACCCAAAATACCCATTGAATGGACCTATCACTCCACACTGGAGCAAAAAGTCGCCATGGCGGCCGTGAAGTTTCACGCAGACGGCACCTTTGAGATGAGTGGCACCCCGCCGGGAAAATGGAAGGCCAACAAAAAAGGAAACGAGATAAAAATCACGTTCGCCGACCGCTCCGAATGGACGGTCAAAATAAATACTGATGCCGGCAATGCCAGTATCGAGCGCCCGGATATCTCCGGCGTGCGCTACCTCAAGATTGCGTCAAAATAGACACTCGCCCTGCCTCTCTTAGTTCATCTACCAACCGCCGTTCCGCCGCGCCATCGTGCTCGATAGGGGCGGCAAACTGCCCGGACAACCAGTAATGATGCCGAGATCCCACGCCATCGCGTGAAAAGTGGTCAAACCCTGCCAGAGTGACGCGTGGCACACGATGCAGCTCCAATAACCATTTCATGGTCACCAGTCCAGCCGATGGGAGCAACTTGTCCCGCTGTTCGCCAACACGATCCGTCATCGCCAAAACCTCATCTTTGACACGCTGGTAAAACGCCAGCGGCACCCGCCACAGTTCGTCGGGCTGATACCATTGCGGCGCGGATTTGGTCCCATGCAGATAAATGACGCGCGGCGGCGGGGCCTCGCGCACGCGTTGCGCATTTGCGCCGTAGCAGCTCCACAGCGTCGTTTTACACCCGACATGCAGCGCCAGATCATCAGACAGTTTAAAGTCGTTGAAACGCACCACATCGTCAAAAGCGTCGATCTCTGCCCCCAGATGCGAATCGATCAGCGACGGCCCATTTCCAACGAGCACGCAGGAACCTTTCACGAGCAAACGATCCGTCTGCGGACGCCATATCCTCCAAGAAGGAAATCCACCTTTGTCCGCAATAACCTCGACTTCGAGGCCGCGGTGCCCGGCGAAGTAAGTCACAGCCTTGAACGTGTGCGGCCACTTCTCCAGGTCAAAATCGTGGCCACACAAAAAACCACCGCGTTTCACTTTCGACCACCACAGATCCAGCGTTCGCCCATTGTCCTGCCCCGTGTGCGCATAGCCATCGACATACACGGCATCGAGACTGTCCTCTGGCGTGGTGCGCGCCACTTCCTCAAATGTTGCCCGGCAAAATTGAGCACGAGGATACCGCCTGACGCGATCCCATGCGGATTTCATCTCCTCCACATTGTGGTGGTCACTCCAGCGGTCGATCCCGATGTAATACACATCCGGTCGCCGCTGGCAGACTGCCTCGGCAAATATTCCAGCGGCCACGCCCAGCTCGACAAACGTGCCGTCTATGGGCACCGCATCAATCAACTCGCACCGGTTCATGGAGGACTCGAGGAGGGAGGGGGGGAGGATGGGGGAGTGCTAGGCGGTGGCGTCGAAGACGGCGGAACCGAAGACGAGGGCGGCACACTGGAAGACGGCGGAACCGAAGACGAGGGCGGCACACTGGAAGACGGCGGAACCGAAGAGGACGGAGGAGCGCTGGTCGAGGGCGGCGGCGTCGAAGTCGGTGGCGTCGAGGACGAGGGCGGCGGCGTCGAGGAAGGAGGCACCGAACACGATGGAGGAGGTGTCGAGGTCGGAGGCGGAGCTGATGAAGACGGAGGTGCAGACGAAGCCGGCAGCACCCCAATATCCTGAAAATACTGCGTCCACAGATTCCCCAGCATACTACCCACCGCGGGCGGGCGCGCGGCCGTGGCGATGCGCTGCGGCTTCGAGGCGAACACGGGCACCTCCGCCGGCGGCAGAACCAAATCCCCACGCCCAGGCGTCAAAACGCCCGGCCCCGAGACGCTGGAGGTGAAGGGCTTCATGTCGTTTGGACTCGGGGATCAATCGGCGGGAGGGCTTCCCAGATCTCGCGATACTGGGCCAGTCCACCCGGCACCACATCCTGCCGCAGATCCTCGACGACATACGTGGGCCAGTCGGAATGAGGCGTCGGAGGAAAATTGATCGTGCCGAAATCGCTCCCGATGGCCTTCAAATCCGTGCCGAAATCGTGGAGCACGACCTTGCTCCCGCTGGTGCCAGGCTCAGGCACCTTGACACCAGAATGCAGACAGTCGGGAATGTAACCGCTAAAACCATCCATGGACCACCGGATGGCATCGGTGATGAGCGTCTGCGCACGACTTTGCGGCCACGGCTGGTCGGAGAGATACCGAGTAATGCGGAAATCCGTCGGAAGCTGCCCGCCTTTGCGAGCGACCATGCGGTCGTTCCACGAGTAATTGGACAACAGGTCGCCGTCAGCATCGAGCCCTGTATTTGGGATGACGCCGGCCTCAGCCCACAGCTTTTTGAGCACCATCGGCCACGGCCACATCCGCCGCTCGTGCTTCACTGGCGCAATCGGCGTTTTGCGCTGCTCGTCCGTCATCGTCGGGACGAAGAAAAATTTCCGCTCCAGCACCCCGGCCTTTTCGTGGTGGATGAGCCGGTAGTTTTGCAGCTCCGTCTGCACCGTGTGGGCGTGCACGATCCAGCGATAAGTGGCTGAGGCCATCAACGTGGCAAATGTCACCGGAGACGAGAGATTCTGGTAATCGGGCAGCGGCACATGCCGGTCCTTCTCACCTGAAACGATGTAAAAGCCGCGCGCGGTGGCGGTGAGGTCGAAGTAGTCGAAGGGGATCATCACACACGAGGGTTGCGGCCCCAGCCCTCAATGGACGCCGTGCGAACGCGGAGCTTGGGGCCGTCTCCTCCGCCTTCGAGTTCTTCGGTAAAAACGTGCCAAGTGCACACTTTCAGATACTGCCGCGGAGGCGTGTGGCTTTTCTCGTCGGAGTCGGTGGCCACGAGATCACCGGTCAATGCTCCGACCGTCGCGCCTACCCCTGGAGTCAATTCAGGGTTGGTCAAACGCAGAGCCGTCACCGATGGCGCAGAAGCCAAATTCCCAGAAAGAATTCCATTTTTGCTCACCGTCACACCTGTAACGAAGTAAATGTCGCGATACGGATCTCCGGCTTCTTCTCCGCCGTCGTCGTTCCAGGCACCGTTGGCATCGACGGTGCCGATGAGAGCAGGATCAGAGCCATTCCAGGCATCGGTGAGTTTCACGTCACCGCGCCCATTCGTGAGGTAAAGCCAGAGGGTAGAGCCAGGCATCAGGAAACAGGAGTGAGGGGTTTGAGGGCATGGCTGAGGCCGAGCATGCCCGGGGAAACGTTGTGCGCCTCGATGCGCGCCAAGAGATCGAGGCCCACGTGGCCGAGGGCCGCAAAAACCAACTCGCTGCAAAACCATTTCCCGTTCTCGCGCGCCGGCGTTCGGCTCACGAAACGCAGGACGGAGCGCCAGTCGTAAGGTTTGCCCCGCTCGCGCTCGCAGAACGCCAACACTTGCCGGGACAGGTCTAATGTCAGGCCCTCGACCTCGAACAAATCAATATTCGCCCAGTCTTTGCGGCTGAGATGCCGGATGCGGACCCCGGCCCCCGGGTAGCTCTCGATCACGCGCTGCCCGCAGGGCAAGAGAAAGGCCGCATGCGAATACTTCGCCCGCGACTGCCAACGCACCACCCAAGCGATGGGATCACCGCCGGAGAAAAGCGCTACACGCAGCACGTTGGAAGGTTCAGCAGGCATGAAGGGAGGGGTTAGCTTGCCTGAGTAAAGGTGATGCCGGCGGCCACACGGGAATGCGCGACCGCAAACCAACTGGTGCCATCGGACCAGACGGTCACCATGTCGCCTGCCACCGCCTGCCCATCGACGAAGGAAATCGTGTCGTCCGCCGTTCCCGTGTCACCGGCGGCATCGGCCGCCGTCACCTGCATGCCCTTGATGACGTTGGCCGAGCTGGTCGTCACCACGGTGTAAGAGGCCCCCGAAGGCGCAGCCGTCACGATGAAGGTAAAGCGAAGCCCCGCCTGCGGCGCTGGCAGCGTGCTCACGAATTCCGTCGAGGAATTCAAAAACAGCGTTTTCCCGCTCTCCGCCGCCGTGAGGACATTCGTGGCCGTGGTGTTTTCCGTCAGATCGATCACCGGCAGAGAGGCCACCACCCGCCACGCACTTGAGTCTGCATGCAGGACGATGGTCGCATATTGCACCGACAAAGTGGCCGTGGTCGCCCCGTCAATGGTTTCGGAGCCGTTGGCGTCAATGGTGACCGCATTCGTGGTGGAGTCGGTCTTTTTGAGGACCAGATACGGGTAACGCTTGGAGCTCACCGGCGGCAGCGAGATCGTGACCGCTGCCGAGGTGGCATTGACCAGCAGCGTGTGGTCCTCGGCCTGGACGGCGTAGGAGGCCGAGGTCACCGTGCGCGCATTCGCGTTGTAGGCGATGCCCGGACGGCTGTCCTTGATGTTCGGAGTCTGCCCGGAGGCATGAGAGGCACACAGCAAAGCTGCGGCGAGGAGGATGGCGGCGTATTTCATGGATGCAGGGGGGTGTGGTTTGGGGTTAAATTCAGTTGGAGGCAGTCTTTGGGTGCAGTTTGGAGATTTCGTGGCGCAGTTCCTTCACCTCGGCCTTGATTTCGGCCACATTGGTGAGCAGCACCGCGTGGACCTCCACGCGGGTTGAAAGTAGCTGCACCGTGCGGTTCAGCTCGGCCAGTTGACCCGGCAGCGGCTGCACCGTCGCCCACCAGGAGCCGATGCAGGCGATTCCGAGCAATAACTGCCAAGGAGTGACTCCAAAAGCCTTCAAAGCACGCTCTGTTTTCTCACTCATGGTTTCAGGGACGCCTCCACGTCGGCAAGGGTCGGTTTGTCTGGAATCAGCTTGGGAAGCCGGACCTGTTCGATGTCCACAGCCACCGCATTGATGACGCGCGGATTGCCGGTGCGCTGGGCATCGGCATAATCTTGGCACATCTCAAGGACGGCGGCGCGGATTTCGGCAGCGATCATGGGCGTTATTGGGTGAGACTGTCCAGTGCAGCCTGTTTTCCGGCGAGGATGGCAGTTTGCAGCTTTTCGACATCGCCGCCCGCTGCTGCGATGATCTCATCCGCAACCGTCCGCATTTGCGCGCGGAGAGCGTCTTGCAGTTCGGCCTCAAGTCGCAGCGTTTCTTCGTCGTGCTGGAGCTGGATGAATTGCTCCAAGGTCAACGGCTCGACACCGCTGCCAGCGTTGTATTGAGCAAGGCGGCGCTGCCACGCCGGTAGGGCGGACTCAGGGATCGAAAGAGAGACGTTCATGGGGTTAAACAAGGGTGAAAGTTTTGGTCACACCGCCGATGCGGATTTTGATGTCGGTGCCATCTTGCCAGATGTCACCGTTAGTCGGTGACGATGGAGCCGTTCCCGCAACGATGCGGAAACCCGCGCGCGTGGTCGATGAGGCTGGCGTGACGAGCGTGGCCTGGCTGAGTGTCAGCGTGCCCGTGCCGCCCGTGAGAATGGCATCATTTGATCCACTGAATCCCCAGCGGACAACTCCAGTAGCGGGAACAATCATTCCTTTGTCCCACCACAAGTCAGCACTGCCGACCATCTGAGCCGAAATCGTGCCGTTGCTGGTGGTGATCGTCAGAACGTTGCCAGTCGCTGCCGAACTACCAAACAAAAACGCACCCGTGCTCGTCACGCACAGCCGACGCGAACCATTCACCTGCGCGTCGATGAGGTTGCCCACAAAGCCGCTGGCCGCATTGACTCCGATGAAGGTGCCGGACGTGCTCCAGTTGTTCGACGTGGCTCCCGTTGGCTCAACCAACAGCGAAGGCTTTGTGCTCGTGGCGGTGCCGCCGGTGAAAACGCTGCCAGTCAATGACAGCACCGGCGTCGAGGCAGCGCCGTTGGTCGAGTTCACCAGCGCCCCCGTCATCGTGCCTCCAGCCTTGTCGAGCTTCAACGCCAGAGCTGCCGCCAGCGCGGCATTGTCACTCGGGTTTCCGCCGAGTGAGCCAAAACTGGAGGGTTGGTTTCCAAGAGGCATAAAAGTCAGATCACCAGGTTTTGCAGACAAAGGTTTTGCCGGTGGTGGCGCACAGCACACTCATCCGGCCCGCTGGGATCACGCCGGCAGGGCCGGGCATGTAGTAGGAAGCGCCGGCCGCGACGAGCACCCCTTTGCCCGTGGTGGCATTGGTGTCCCAATCTAGATACATCGCTGTATCCGACTGGTTGTAAAACTCGAACCCAGCCTTCGGCTGCTGATTCGCGGTATAGACGTTTTGAGCCGTCCCACCCGTCGTGATGGAGGTGGAGCGGTCCGTCGTGGGAAGATGTTGAGTGAGTGCGGCCATATCAATAACCTCGTTTGGTGCGGACTTGGCCCGGCTGCGTGTGCGGGCGATTGTTGCTCAGAGCCGTGCGCAGGCCTTTCGCGTCGTTGTAGCGCATCACGGCGTCCTCCTTGGAGGCACTGCCGAGCCAAAGCTGCGAGCCGATGAGAGGCTTCTCACAGTAGGCCACGAGGTCGCCCTCCTCGGCCGCCGTGATGGGTAGCTCGGTGGTGCTGGCGAGCATGGCCGTCGTGATGGCCGTCGGCCACAGGCGACGCTGGAAATGCAGGGAATAGACCGCGTCCGGCTGAGGCCAGAGCCGGATCAAAAACAGCGGTGCCGCGCCATTGCTGAGGCCGTTGAGCGACTCGACCCACCACCGCTCCGGGCGACCAATCTGAAAAGCCAAAGCATCATTTGCCTCCATCCACTGAGGAATGCCATGCCGCAAAATCGTGGAGCCCGTCTCCCACAGGAGCGTCACATCGCCCTCGACGGCATCTTCAAAATAACCGCACTGCACCGCGTCATGCCGGATTTCCAGCGTCGTGGTGCCGCTGGCCCCTTCATGGTGCCGCATGAGGCTGTTCAGGCCCTGGAGGCGATTGTAGCGGGCGGCATCGTTGCCCACCACCGCTGTGCGCCCCCAGTAGGGCATCTGGTCAGGCGAGGACCACACGGGATCAAACGTGATACCCTGCTGCGTCGCCGTCACCGTGATGGTCTTGGTCACCGCCGCAGCGATGCGCTCCGTTTTGGACTCGCCCCGGCGATGCTCCGGCAGATCGAGCACGAACTCCGCCAATCCCTTGTTTACCGCCTGCACGAGCCACCGCTGCTGCGTCGTGTCCATGTTCGCCGGAACCGTGGACAGGTTCCGGGAGCAGTCAGTGAGCAGTTGTGCGATGGTCATGGCAAGCAGGAGCAACATGGCAGGAGATTACTCGGCGTCGGGTTTGGGCTTTTTGGCTTTGGGGGCCTTTTTGGCTTTGGGGGCCTCAATCTCCGGGGAGCCCGGAGCATCTTGGGCAGCTTCATCGGAAGCGGTTTTGTCGTCGGTAAGAGAGGACTCCGGCCCACTGGGGGCCGAAGCCTCTTTCTCAACCAAGGGAGAACTCGCCCCCGAGTCCTCCCCAACAAGAGAGTCGTCTGGTTTGTCCGCCTCAGCGGCGGTTTGAGAAATAGCAGGAGCGGCCACAATCGGCCCTGGAGCGTGCTGGCGAGCCTCCTGCTCGGTGGCAAAAGGCAGCACGAGCCCGGCTTCCAGTTCCCAAAGGAGCGACTGCCCCATGTAGCGAGCCGGATCAGCCTCGTAATCGACAAGCATGAACCCGCCGTCGATAGGCTCGACCGCCACGCGAATGGTGGGCGGGAGCGGCTTGGCCGGCTTGGCAGGTTGGGGCGGCGCGGTTTCCACCGGAACCACGTCAGCCACTTCCACCTCGACAAGGCGGACGACCGGAATCAGTCCATAGATACCCTTGGCCTGCTCGCCGAGCGTTTTGTCGGCGACCTTGTTGAATTCAGCCATAGGCAAAGGACGGCCATCGTAGGCCAGCACGTTCCCATGTTCGGGACAACGCTTGAAACCACGGATGGAAGGCACGCTGCGGGAGACGCCAGCGAAATAGATGAGGCCACGGACTTCTTTCATAAGGGGTAGGAGAGTAAGGGAAGGAAAAAAGGATCGGTGGCGGCCGGACTTCGACCGCCACCGAGGATTCTTTAGGCATCGATGATGCCCGGATACATGAGGGAGTGCTTGATGACGGCCACGCCCGGCTTGTTGCCGATGCGGTCCTCGCACAGAGTCTGGCCGAAGACCGACTCGATGTAGGTGTCCATCACAAAGTCACCGTTGTGGCGCTGCTCCTGACGCTGGTTGCGCACGCTGCCGTAGCCGCGATACGCCGCCTGACGATAGAGGAACAACGTGGCACCAAGAGGCACGCCCTTGGCATTGCACAGCGTCACCAGAGAGCCAACGTCGTGCGTGACCGTGTGCTTGGTGGAGTCCCAAGTCACTTCACCGACGGTCTGGAAGCGAATACCGCTGTCCGTGGCACCCAGACGGGCACTGACGGTCAGCTTGTTGCCGTCGTTGGCGGAGCATTCGTAGATGGCCCACTTGCCGGGGTCGGTCGCCGCATTTGGCGGATTGGTGACGCGGACGTAGAACACGTTCGTGGTCGATCCATCCTCACCGAGGGCGGTCAGATCCCAGCACACCTCACTGGTCGCAGACAGGACGTCAGCCGCACGGCTGCCCTGCGCCGGACGCCAAGAATAGGCGTATTTGGGGAAGTATTTGTAATACTTCTTTTTCGTCTTGGCCGCCGAGGTGGCGTTGCCGCCGCCTTTGATGTCAAAGGTGGTGGTGCCGCCTGCGATGGCTGCACCGAGCAGCGCCTGCGGATTGAGCGGAGAACCGACGGCACCTTCGATGTCGCCACGTTTCGGCACATACTCCTTGATGACGTGACCGTCCACAGACGCCACACCACCGGACCAGAGCAGGTTAGCCACACCGCGGTCGAAACCGTTTTGGAGATTCAGACGATACACCGGGTCGAGCTTGAGCCCGTAGGTGGCATTATCAGTGGCGAGGACGACAGCACCCCAGACCGGGTTGCCGTTCTTGTCGCGGCCCACCTTGGCAGCAGCGCCGCCCAGCGGCTTGAGGATGGCACCACCCTTGATGATCTCATCATAGGTGAGGCCGTCGGACATGGTGATGGAATCCTGCGAACCGGCCGTGTAAAAGTGATTGGCGGAGTTCGTCTTGTGCAGGAAGGTCATCTGCATGCTGTGAGACTTGTGCTTGCCCAGCCAGCGGCCCAGCTTCCGAGGCGTGTGGCGCTTCAGCTCATTCGCCAGACCCATGATTTCGCCGCCTCGCTTCGTGATACGAGTCGCGTGACGAATCCAGTCCACCGTGAGTTCGAACTCGCCGAGCAGATCTTCCTCGAAGTCGTCGGACTCCTCGAAAAGCTCGTCGCCCTGCTTGCCTTCGTCGCCGTAGTCAGAGGACACCTGGAACTTGATCGTGGTGCCCGCGCCGGCGGCCGTTTCGGTTTTGGTTTCAATGATGGAATCGCTTCCACCCTCCATCTGCATGAAGGGATCTTCTTCGCCTTCGTAGATGGAAATCCCCCGCGACCAAAGGACCTTGGGGTCCACCTGGGCGGAGAGCGTTGCGCCCGTGTTTGGGCTGGTAATTTCGAATGCCATAGTTGTTGTGAGGTATGGCGGCCGTTGTCAGATAAGCCTTTAGCCTCCCAAGGAAGCCACGTAACTTTCGTAGTCGTGGCTCGTCTGGAGAGTGTTCGGGTTGAAATGAGTGACCGCCGGTTGCTGTGTGCCTCCAGAGGAGGCGAGGAGGGCGGCACCGACGGGGACTTGGCGCTGGACGGGCGGAGGCGTGGACTTAGGTGGAGACATGGGCGCAGCAGGAGCGGACCCCTGCGGAGCGACACCCGGCACGATGCCAAGTTCCTTGGCGGCCAGGTTGTAGTAAAGAATCGGGCTGTTCGGCGATTGATACACCGCCTGAAGGGCGGGATCGTTCGAGGCGGCAAAGAGCTGCTGAATCTCAGCGGCTTTCTGCGAGATGGCCGAGGCTGGATCAGCCGCACCCACATGCGCAAAAAGATCATGGGCCGTGCTTTCACTGGCCGTCCAATCACGCTCAAACGCGACCTGCGCTTCGCTTTGAGTCACCAAGGCCTCAGCTTCGGCTCTCTGGGCCTCCACCGTTGCATGGGCAATCTCGCGGTTCAGTCGGTTGATTTCGCGCAGGGCATCGCCTTGACCTTTGGGGTCAAACGCATCACCAGCCTGCTCAAACCTCACTGTCGCCGCCTCAAGGGCAGCGTTCAGATCTTCGAGCATTCCGCCAGTAGTAGGAGCCGTGGCAGCCGGAGCAGCAAGATCACCCGCCGGAGCGGATTCACCAGCGGCCGGAGCCGTTTCAAAGCCGAGGAACTTCTTCGCCATGACCTCCGCCTCACCGGCGGTGAGTTTGCCACCCGCTGTGCGGGACTCCTTCACAAACCGCAGCGTGTGAAACAGCAACGGATCATCACCCGTGGGCACCTTGTAGCGTTCGGGGATTTTCCCCGGCTGCAAAAGGCCCTCGCCATCATCCAGCACTGGTTTGGGCTGCTCGACGGGTTTCACCTCAGTCGAAACAGCCGCACCTTCCGGTGGGGCGTCATCGTCGGGCTCGTCGGACATGTTCTCGATCAGGCGCTCGTAGTCGCTTGCACCGATTGTCTCCAAGTCCACGCCCCCGCCCGCGCCAGGCTGCATCTCCGTCTTAGCGCCTGTGATTGTCGGATTGGGGTTGGTATTGTCAGCCACGGGAGTCGCGGCCACGGTTGGGGCTTCACCGGCAGGCATGGTCACCTTGTCGGATGCGGCGGGGGGAGTCTGGGCTTGAACCTCAGTCATGCCCACAGCAGCGGCATCACTTCGTTTAATTGTCAATCCGGTTTTGTTGCGACACTCACCGCAGCCCACGCTGTGCCGCCGGTTTCTTGTCCGCTTGCGCCTGATGCTGCGGCACCCGCCCATGCGTCTGCGGTGGCCGGTAAAGCGTGGCTCCACTGAGGGTCGCCAGTCCGATGCACAGCGCCAGCACCCAGTCATCATGCTTTCCAGGGGCCGCTTCCTCGCGGCCCGATTCGGTGCGGATGAAGAACTCAAGCTCGGCCAACACATGCAGCGCCGGGCAGTCGATGCCGCTGCCGTCCACATCCCACTCGCGTATGGCCTGCGCCAGCCGCTCGATGCACCAGCCGCGCTGGCCCTCGCCGTCCTGCCCTCGCGTAAGGAAGCCATACTTCTTCGTCGGCCGCTGGTCCTCCTTGTCGGTGGCTGCGCGCTCGCGCTCGTAAATGTGCGCTCCAAAGTCACGCAGAGCCCGGATGAAGCCCTTGTCGTAATTGACCTCCGGCACGATCAAACAGTTGCCATACCACCGCGCCAGCCGCCACGTCATATCGGCGAGCACGAGCTGATCCACTCGACAGTTGGGTTTGATGGTCGCCACGACCTTCGGCCTCACCCACGCCTGCCGCCTAGTGTCGAAGAACCCCTGCCGCAGCACGAGCACCGCCTGACAGTCCCGGTCCCCGCCTTCGGTGACTTCCTCGCCGGCGGCGAGATCCGCTGCGATGAGGTAGCGATACCCAGGTGTCGGGCTTTCCCAGACGTGATACATGGCCTCGGTGTCCTCACGGACCACCCTCGCAGCATAGGTTTTCCGATCTCTCGACGGATTCTCCAGAATGACCCGCTTCATATGGTCCCGAGCCAGTTCGGCATCTGCGCGCAACTTCCGCAGACCGATGCGATTGAATCGACCCGGCAGAGTGCTTTTAAAGCCCGCCTCCGGTGTCGGCGGATATTCCCGGTCCCGGTTGTCAGGATCACGCTGGCACTCGTTGATGAGCACATCTCGCCAGTATTTGATTTGCTCCGGTCCCAGCCGAAAGCGCCGGATCATCTCCTGCTCCGCGCTCTTCTCCTCCTCGGAGATGGCACCGATGCCTGCCATGATGTCCGCGGCTTCCTGCTCATCTCGGCAGGTCATCCGCGAGTCCTCAAAGACAAACCACGGCGCAAACACCTTGATCCACCCATTGCCCCGCTTGCCGCGCTTGTAGTCCTCAAAGCTCACCGCGCCCGGGATGTTTTTATCCTTCTCACCGTTCCACTTGAGGAAAAACTCGCCGAATCCGCCTTTGACGGTCGTCTCCATGATGACCAGCGTGCCGGGCAGTTTCGGCACGCAGTTTTGCACCCCGTTGAGCACCTTGGAGGCATTCGCCACCCCTTGCTCGGCCCAGCGTGCCACTTCCGTCAGCACAGCCACCTGATAGGTGCCAGACCGGCCAGCCTCGGGATCTCGGGCCGTTTCCCACTGCCACTCGGAGCCGTTGGAAAAGGTCGCTGAATCCGTGTTCAGCTTCTCGATGGTGTTCCCCCAGTCAAAACTGTCCCGGCTCGCGTAATGGCTGAAGATGCCCCACAGGTTTTCCACCTGCGAATACTGCCCGCCCATGAGCAGGCAGTTGGACCGCTGACGCCGGCTCCACCAGTAGGCCAGCGCCATCGTTCCGGTCGAGCACCCCTTCTGCCGAGGCTTGTAAACGAGGAGCCTACACGGCTCGTTGTTGTCGAGGCACCACTGCGCGATCTCAAACAGCCTCTTTTGCAGCCAGTTCGCATGCAGCGCCGCGCCATCCTGACTGCGAGCCCCACGCTCGACGCCCGCCTTGTCGATGATGTGCCCCTCGGTCTCGAACCACGCTCCCGGCCGTGTCCTCACCACCAGCTGGTCAAATTCATCCGGCGGCATTCCCTCGCGCTCCGCTTGATGCAGCGACCTCATGGTGGCCGTGCTCGTCAGGTTGTCGTGCGCGATTTGAGAGTAGGCCATGGCGTCAGGTTGCAGGTTTGACCACCGCGCCGGCCATTGCCGCCGCTTGCTTCTCGCAGTCCTGGATCATCTCCAGCATCGCCTGCCGGTATTCCGGTGAAATGAGCAGCTTCTGCCGCAGCTCCTGAATGCCCAGCACCGGCCGCTCCGCCTTCTTTTTCTCCTTCTCCCGTGGCCGGCCTTTGATGAGTTGCGTCAGCGCATTTAAAGCAGTCGTGCGAGCACTCCAATTTGCCTTCGAACCCATTACGTTGCCATTTTTATCCGTGACTTCTTCTGTAGCAAAAACGGCATCCTCCCACAACTGAGTCAGGCGCTGGTTGGGAAAAACGTGGTCCATCGCCTGGTCAAAATCCGCGCCCTCCGGCACCGTTGTGTAGGCCCTCCGATTCGCGGGCGGTTTCTTCTCCTCGCCACTCCCATCCTCACGCACACACGCACGCGCGTGCACCCGAGGCTTCTTGGCGGGTTTCGGCGGAGGACATAACCCCAGCGCGTCCTCGCCTCGGCTCAGTTTCTTCATCACGGCCAGCGCCTGCCCACGGTCACCTTTGACCGCAGCCCAGCGCCGGGAAGGGAAATGCACCACCCAAAACTGCCACTCCGCCAGCACAGCTTCCGGCGGTGTGTTCACCACATCGGGCAAAGCCGTTTTGCGCAGGTCGTAAAGACGCACCTCACCCCCACCCAATGAATCCGGCACCGGCACCGCATTCATCGGCACCGGTCCAGCAGGAGGAGGAGGTTTAGAGGGCTTCGGGCTCTTCTTTTTCGCCACAGTCCTATTTGATAGGCATCATTTCGTTCCGTTGTCCACCGTCGCAACAAAACCCTTGCCTCGCACCCGTTTTGATGCCGCCTTGCGAGATGGTCTCTGCCCTGCCACAAGCCCAGGCTCTCGCCTCGAAGCTCCCTCCTATCACCGAGCCTGACCCGGACAAGCCTCGCGTCCTCATCCCGTCGGCCCTGTCCAAGTCCATGACGCGAGAGCAGGAGGAGGCCCTCATCAACCACGCCAAACGCCGCCAGGAGGAACTCTCCAATGAGCTTGGCATGCGCGACTTCGATTCCCCAAACTGGCACGCCTCCGCTTTCGACTCGGACGGGGTTTTCCGCCGCCGCCACCTCGACATTCGCTTCATGGCCATGATGGCCTACGAGATGCGCTTCGACTGGCGTGCCTTCGTCATGGGCGGCATCTTTGCGGATTCAAACCTGCACATCCCCCTCACGCGGCGCATCCTCATGCAGATCATCGCCCGCATGATCAATTACTACCTCGGCAGCGATCCCTACTTCGCCGCCTACGATGTCGGCATCGAGGACAAAGACCTCGCCGACCGCCTCGATAAATGGCTACGCCACGTCCTCGACTCCGAAAACGACACCAAAACCACCCTCAGTTCCATCATCGAGCGCGTCCTCATCTGCGGAGAGTGCCCCGTGTCGCTGTTTTACCAAAAACGCGTCAGCTACTACCAATCGGAAAAAACCATCCTCATCGGCTCCGATGGCAACCCCTACCTCGGCAGCGATGGCGACGTCATCATTCAGGGGGATGACCAGTTTATTGAGGAACAGGCCCCCGCCATTGATCCCACCACTCAGCAGCCCATGCTCGGCCCAGACGGCGCACCGGTCATGCAGTCCACCGGCCGCCTCGTGCTGAAACGCGATGGCACCACACCACACCCAGGCACCGAGAACTACGAAACGCAGATCATCTGGCGCAGGACCATCGTTGAGGAAGGCCCACAGGCCGAGGTTCTCCTGCCGCATGACTTCCTTTACCCGCTGAACTGCAAAAACCTCGACCTCGCCGATTGCACCGTCCACTTCTACGACGAGCCGCTCATCGTGCTCGTCCATCGCCTGCTCACTTTGGAGGGAGTCACCCCGGACGAAGTCATGGAGTATGTCTCCAACCTCACCCAGCGCCTTCTCCCCGTCTCAGGCACCACCTCGCAGGCTGCCGCGAACAAAAGCCGCCCGGATCTCGGCGAGGTGCTCGACAGCACCGGCAGCGATAAAAATGAGCCGCAGGTGAATTGGTCCCGTTTCTGTCTTTGGTTTGATGCCCTCGGCACCGGTAACCAAGGGAATATCCTGCTCATCATGACTCGCGACGGCACCACGCCGCTGTTCTACGACTACATCGAGAACGTCACGCCCGACAAACGCCGTCCCTACCGCTTGCCCACCATCAACCGCATCCCCGGTCGTGCTCACGGCCAAGGCCTCGCCGAGCTGTTCGAACCTATCCAGACCGCCATAGATCTCCTTTTCAATCGCTGGCAGTTTTCGCTCTCACGCTCCGGGAAGGTCATCGCGTGGCAGCCGGAAAACACCACCGAGGGCGAAAGCAAGCCCGACCTCGAAATCAACGGCGGCGAAACACTCCACCTAAAGCCCGGCAAAACCCTCGCCGAAACGTTGCAGCAGGTGGATATCTACGACACCAAAGGCCAGCCGCTCCGCGAAATGATCGAGTTCCTCATGCAGATCGCGCTCAACATGAGCGGCGTGACGAACGTAAACGATGGCCAGGCCCTCGGGCTCGATACCACCAAGCTCGCCACCGGCGTCCGCAATCTCGAAAAATCCGGCCAGGAGCTGACCGACAAAATGGTGTCCGACCTCCGTGGCGGCATCCGCGACATCCTGAAGTCTCTCATGCTGCTCGCCGCCGCCAATCTCCAGTCCGCCAAAACCTTCCGCTTCTTTGAGGGCGATCTCGGCGTCCTGTCCAGCATCACCCCGGACGAGGTCAAAAACCTCACCCTCGACGTCGATCTCCAGCTCACCAAATACCGCGGCGAACAGGAACTCAATCAAAACACCCAAGCCGCCACCGCTGCCACTTCCTTCTACGATCAGCCCAACCCCGAGGTGCAGGCACGCCTCGCTCCTCTTTTCCGGCAGATCCTCAAAGCCAACGGCGTCAAAAATGCCGACAGCGTCATCGAGCCCCTCATGGCGATGCTTCCACCGACCGGCCAACCGCCCGCACCTGGAGCCGCCCCAGCCCCCACCGAGCCACCCCAGCCCGCCATCTAAATGCCCACGCCCGCCCAGATCAAAGCCGCCGAGGAGCAGTCCGCCGCTGCTCAGGTTCTCCATTACATTGAATCGCTGGAGCGTTGCGAGGGTTTCCAGAAGTGGCTGGCCCCCCGCATTTTCAAAGCCTACGACGCCGCCCAAGAGGCCATCCTGACCGCCGCCAGCATGGGATTGGAAGCCTCCCAAGAAGACCTTCGCACCTTCCAGTGTTTCCACGACATAGTCACTTCCTGCCGCCGCGACAAGAAAACCGCGCTTCACAAGACCAACGCTAAACCCCAAATCTGACCGCCATGGCCCTCACACCTCCCTCTCAGTCCGTTTATGCCCCCGGCTCTCTCGCCGGTCGCGGCGTGCGCCAGATCCCCAGCAGCAAGCGCCGCGGCACCGCCGCCAGTGACGCCCCCATGCGCCAGGCCGTCAGCGACATGCAGCGCGGCCTCACCATGCCTCCCATGGCGCAAATGCCGCAAATGCCGCAAACCCGGCAAGACCGCATCGTCGCCGCGCGCATGGACGGCACCTTCGACTCCAAGCGCACCACCTTCAACCAGGCCAACATGGGCCGTCAGACCATGGATGAAGCCGGAAACATCACCCCCGTCACGTCCGCCGCCCCGGCACCGAGCGCACCCGCCGCCGTCAATCCGGTCCCTCCGGTCAATCCGGTCACTCCCGCCGCGCCCTCTCCTGCCACTCGCCCAAACCTTACTTTTACCATCCCCACAGGTCCAACACCCCGCCCGCCGATGGCCACGGCAGCTAATAAACCAACATCTACCGCGCCCACCCCTCCCCGTCCGACCGCCAGCTTTGAGGGCATGACCATGGAGCAGTTCAAAAGCTCTCGGCCAGCCCCAGCCGTCACCCCTACCGCCCAAGCCCCAGCCCCAGGCGGTGCCTACCGCGCCAAAAATGGCGAATGGCGCATGCCCACAACCCCGCCGGCCACCATCACCGATGCCGCCGGCCAAACCCGGCCCACGATGGCCTACGACCCCACCGGAGGCCGCAAACCGGCCGCCATGGCTCCTCCCATGCCAGCCGTAACACCTCCACCCGCCCCCGTTGCGTCACGCGTAACGCCTGCCGTAACGTCACCCGTAACACCTGCGAGCGTAACACCCGCCACAGCCGTGATGCCGACCGCTGCTAAACCTCAAGACACTCCTATGACTGGACCCGGCGCTCCAACACTGGAAAAACGCGCGCAGGCTTTGCAAGATGCTGCCCGGCTGTCTCAAGCCACGCAAGGACCTCCTCGCATGCTAAACCCCGCCCCAGCTCCAACCGCCGCCGCGCCCACCAAACTGACGCCACCTCACCTGCTTTTCACCAATCGCGCGCCGGCGGCTCCGGTTTCTGCGCCCGCCACCGCACCCCGAGCCAGCGACTCCTACGTCTCCAATCCGGCCAATCGCTCCATCATGACCGGCCGCACACCGGTGCAGGATGCCGCCATCGCCGATGCTGCCTCCAAGAAGAAAGCTGCCCAGAGCCTCTTCCGCAAACCCTACCTCCCCAACCGCCGCCCCACCTTCTAAATCCTCGGCCGGTAAAGCCTTTCTATAAACGTTGTCACCCACCTTGCCGCCATGCTCATCATCAATCCCAAGACCCACCTCCTCGAGGGCATCGCTCGCCTCCCCGCCGGCGACATCCGCACCGGAGGCAACCCCATGCCCATCCGCCGCCTGCTCGTCGTTCATTACACCGAGGGAGGAGCCGCGCGCACCAGCGCAGGTTGGTGGAATCAGTCTCAAAACCGCCGCATTGACCTCGGTGCCCATTTTCTCATCGAGCGCGAAGGCACCATCTACCAGTGCCGCGCCACCGACCGCACCATCTCCCACGCCGGCGTCTCTCGCTGGCAAGATCCCAAGACCGACAAAGTTTACCGCAACGTGAACTCGTGTGCCCTCAGCATTGAATTGTGCAACACCGGCGACGAGTGCGACGCCATCAAAGGCGAGGAGCAGCTCAAAGGCTACGCCGGCACCCTCACAGCCCGCCACCGCAACGAAGCCGCCATCATCAAACCCCGCCGCTGGGAAAAGTTCAGCGAGGCCCAGATTACCTCGTGCATCGAACTCGCCCAGGCTCTCGTCGCTTTTTACCACCTCGACGACGTCACCGGCCACGACTGCATCGCCCCGGAGCGCAAGCGCGACCCCGGCCCCGCTTGCCCCCTCCAGCAAATCCGCGAAGCCTGCGGCTTCTCCGGCCTTCCCACCGTGCTCTGGAAATAATCCCACCCACCCCAAACCCAACACCCACCCACACCACCACCATGACCCTGAAAGCCCTCCTCTCCATCGTCGGCACCCTTGCCTCACACTTCGCGGGCAAACGCCGCTGCGGCCACACCACCTGCATGCTCAACGGCATCGCCAAAACCACCCAGCCCGCCCTCATCCTCGCCGCCAATCACAATGAAGCCGGCAATATCATGACCCAACTGCCTCTTCCCACGAAGACGCAGACCACCGTGAAATCCTTGCTGGACCTCGCCGAGCAGCCACTGGCCCACGACGGCCCCGTCGCCCTCGACAATTCCGCCCTTGCCCACCTCCTCAGCGAAACCAACAGCCACCTCGCCCGCCACGCCCACGCCGAGTTCGCCCTGGAGTCTGTGAAAGCCACCCTCCAAGACTACCGTGGCGAAACCACCGCCGCCACCCTCGAAACGATGCAGCACGACATCAACCGCGCCCTCAAAGCCGTCGATGATTACCAGAGCCCGGACATGGCCCCACCCACCAGTCCCTCCGGTCAATAAAGTCAATCCCGTCCGTCAGCGCCATCGCCCCGCGGCCTCGTAGCGGGGACACCCCGTCTCCCAGTCCCCCAGTCTCCTCCTCTCCATGCCTCCCTCCCAAGACCCCTACCGCCTCGCCCAGCAGCAACAAGCAGCCGCCGCGCGCCTCGTCGCCCAGCAGGCCAAACAAACCGCCCAAGAGCAGGAAGCCGCCGCCAAAGCCGCGCGCAACGCCGAGCTATCGAGACAGGAGCTGGAATACCGGGCGCAGGGCATGATCCCCGTCACCACCGCCGACGGCAATCTCCACCCCGACCCCCTTTGGGACCAGAAGCAGGCCGAAAAAGCCGCGAAGGAGCAGGAAGCCGCCGCCAAAGCCGCGCAGCAGCAGCAGGCCGCGCAGATCTCCGACCAGTTCACGAAAGAGGGCCGGAAGTTTTTCACCTCGAAGGTCACCGGCATGCCCGTGGCCCTCGAATCGGATGCCCAGCTTGAGCAGCAGCGGAAGGACCGCGCCGAGCAGGCCCGCAAAGCCGCCCTCGATGAGCGCCTCCGCGCCATCGAAACCGCCACCACCGACCCCGCCAAGCGCCGCCTCCCCACCAAAGCCCGCGACAACCTCGCCAAGCAGGTCAAAACCGCGAAGCAGGAGGCTCTCTTCGCTCTCCAATCCAGCCTACAGGAGCAGGCTAAAGCCACCGACAAAGCCGGCTGGTATGACGTGGTGAACAATAACCCCACCCCCGAGGCCCTCACCGCCCAGGAACGCCTCTCCCGCCTTTCCCAGCCAGACGCCGATCTCACCGATCAAGACCTCGCCGACCTGGAGGCCAACGACGCGACAAAACCCCTCGCCGCCAAAATCCGCAACGCCAGCGCCATCCTCACAAAGGACGACGAGGCCGCCCAGTTCCACGAGCAGCAGGCCGACACTGCCTTCGATTTGAAGCTCCGCCGCGATGATCCCGCCGCATGGGCAGAGCGCCAGCGCCAGCGCCGCGCCAGCATGTCCCCGCAGGAATTGCAGGCCGACCTTGAAGCCTCCACCGCCGATCTCGCCACGCGCTCGCAGGAGATCGACGCCGCTTTCCAGCCCGTCCAAGCCCGCCGCGCCGCTTCGCAGCAAAAGCTCGATACCCTCGCCCAGCAGGCCGCCGCGCGCCGCCAGCAGGGCCTCACCGCCGGGGAAATCGTGACGTTCACCAAGCCGGACGGCACCACCGAGACATGGCCCGCCGATCTCGCCGCCGAATACGAGCGCCAGCAGGCCCTCGATCAGGAGGCGGAGGCCCAGGATGCCCCCTTGCTCGAAAAGCTCGCCGCGCAGCACGCCGATCTTCAGGCGGAGGCCGCCCTCCAGCAGGAGGCCGGCCAGTCTCTCCAGACCCGCCAGCGCGCGCAGCAGGATCAAGTCGCAGAGACCCTCGAATCCGCCGCGCCCGGCATGGGCGTCGAGTATCGCACCCTCCTCGCCGATCAGGACCAGCGTGCCGAGGCCCTCCGCGCTCAGTTTCAGGGCAGGGAAGACAGCCCGGAGGCCAAGGCCGCCTTCAAGGCTCTCTCCGACGACATCGCCGCCAAAGCCTCCCTCATCGAGGGCGTCGCCCGGGACGAGGCCAAGAAGAAAACCACCGCGCTCAATTCGCTCTGGGACAAGTTCAACACCTACGCCTCCGACCGAGATCACCTTTACGATTGGACTGCCAAAGTCAGCACTGACACCGATCTCGCGAACCAAGCCCGCGCGAAAGCGGATGCCGCCTACGGCCAGCAAACCGGCCAGCCCGGCTATTCCTTCCGCAAAGAACTGGACGCGCAATTCGACACCGAGGCCAAGGCCCTCGGCATCGATCCTGCCGAGGCCCGCGTTTTCATGGAGACACGCCGGCGGCTCGATTGGAGCAAACCTCTCACCGGCGAGGCCGTCGAGGCGGCCGACTCCCTCACCGGCCCGCTTTTGCAGCGCCTCGGCATCACGGAGATGCAGGAGCCCCTCCGCACCCTCCCGGATGGCACCCTCATCCCCAATCCGGCCCTCGGCTCAGATGAAACCGCCTTCCGCGCCGTCATCGCCAAATCCACCGGCACCGCGGAGCAGAAAAAAGCTGCCCTCGCCCTCTGGCCGGAATACCGCCGCATGTATGGCGAGACGCTCCTCGCCACCTTTGCCGATCAGACCGCTTTCGGGGAGGACTTCAACCAATGGCGCGAGGAGAACCCCATGCCCTCAGCCGATCCGGCAGAGCAGGCCCTCGCCTACGCGGACAAAATGAAGAGCCGCCCCGCTTGGCGTCGTTGGGGGGATTTGGTCGCCTCCAATGTCACCGCAGGCTTCATGGACATCACCAGCGCCGTGCTCGGCACCGCTGGAGCTGCCTCCGGCTTGGTGTCTGATACCGTCTCCGAAGGCATTTCCTCCCTCGCCGCAGCCAATGCCGCCAATGCAGGCACCCTGGTCAATGCGCAGGGGGAATTGTCGAACACCGGCCTCGCCGGAGCCATCACCGGCACCATCGCCCGCATGGCCCCCGGTGTCGCCGCCACCCTCGCCACTGGCTCCATGGCCGGTGCCATGACCTTCGGTGCCATGCAGACCGGCGGCACGCTTTACAGCGAGGCCTACGGCCAGCTTCGCGAGCAGGGCATGAGCCACGAGGACGCATGGCGTTCCGCTGCTCCCGCCAGCGCCGCCGCTGGTGCCATGACCGCCGCGCTCACCAAGGTATTCCCCGGTGGTGCCACCGCCATCCTGCAAGATAACGCCGCCCGTCACAGTGTCCGCGCCATGATGGCTGGATTCCTCGCCAGCGGCAAATCCGTAGCCAAAGGGGCTCTCGATGAAATCCCGGAGGAACTCATCGACGAAGGCGTCTCCCAGCTCGCCCAGGCCCAGGCCGAAGGCCGCGATCCACGCTCCGCCGTGCGCGACTTCATCACCGGCCTCCCGGAGATCATCGGTGCCGCTGGCATCGTCGGGGGAGGCATGCAGGCTGTGTCTGATTACCGCGACCGCCGCCAGCAGGCCCCAAGCAGTGCTCCCAGCAACCCCGCGAACCTCCCGGAAAACGTCGCTGCCGCCGAGACAGCCATCGACTCGCTTCAACTCCCGGACGTGGACGAGGCCACCCTCGCCCGCACCCAGGACGCCGCTCGTGGCGTGCTCTACATCGCTCAAGGCACCCCGCTGACCGAGCTGGACGCGGAAACGCTCGCCGCGCTCGACATCGTCGAGGACCCGCAAAAACCCGGCACCTTCGTCAACGGCCGCATCGTGCCCGGAAAGAACGGCATCCCGGAGGTGCAGACCTTCGATGCCGGTCAAGCTCCCGTCGCCAACCCGGACGGCACCGCCGGCATGCGCCCCGTTCGCGTCCGCCTCATCGACGGCCAGCCCGTCATTTCCCAGGCCACGCTCGACAAGCTCGGCCAGATCCTCCCCGCCGTCCGCGCCGCCATTCCCCTCGATGAAAAACAACGCCTCCAGCAACTCACTCAGCCGCCCGCAGGTGGACCAGCTCCTGCCAATGCCACCCAAAGCCCGGTTCAAGTTTCTCCTGCAAATGGGCCGGACTCGGCACGAGGCGAAAGCCCTCCTGCACCAGCACAACCTGAACCACCGGTAACCGCCGGGAGTCTGGAGCCCGCCGCGCAGCAACGCGCCACCGAGCTTGCCACCCTCCTCGAAGACCGCGGCCTCACCGCCCCGCAGGCCGCCCACGCCGCCAGCAAAGTCATTGAGGCCCAGGGCATCGTCGGAGCCAGCGCTGAGGAGCAATACGCCGCCGGCATCGACGACGAGCTTTTCAAACTCGGCTGGGTGAAACCCCAGACACGCAAGAAATACGAGTTCTTCGGCCGCTCCGGCACCCCACCCACCAGTGATGCGGGCACTCCTGCCCGCACCGCCCCCGCCGACGCCACCGACCCCTTCACCGTCACTCCGGTTACTAAGGTCACTCCGGTCACCTCCCCGCCCGCCAAAGCCACCACCGACCTCGCCGACCGCGTCGTCGTGGCCAAGCAGCGCGCCATGAAGGCCGTCCCCGTGGCCTCGCGGAAACGATTTGTAAAATTCGTCTCGCCGCTCACCACCCAGCTCGCCCGCTTCCAAAACGCTTTCCCCGGCGGCATCGTGTTCACCGATGGCCAGGCCAAGGACGACCTCAATTACACCGGCGCAGGCATTTCCGTGGCAGAGGCCACCACCGCGCCCCGGCTCGACGTGAACCTCGCGGAACTCTTCAAGTCCGCCGATCACCTCGAAGAAAAAGACCTCGCCGCCTTCACCCGCCGCGCCGTCATGCACGAGGTCCGCCACCTCGCCGCCCTGAAGGTCATCACCCCCAGCCAGGCCCGCGCCCTCTGGAAGGACCTCACGCCCGGCCTCCAAGCCCGCGTCTATGCCTCCTACTACGCCGCCGACCTCCAAAACGCCACCGGCGGCAAACCCCTCTCCCAAAAGCAGCTCCTCACCCTCGCCCAGCAAGCCGTCAGTGGTGTCAATCCGGTCAATAAAGTCACCCTCCCGAAAGCCGACCCCTTCCACATGGCGCACGAGTTCCTGCGCATGCTCGACGAAGACGCGGAATTCGCCGGCCAGACCAGCGAGGCCATGGATGCCTCACCGGCCCTCGGTCAGGCCATCCTCGATTTCCTCCGCAGCGTGCTCGACGAGATCAAGCGCCTCATCGCCACCGATCTCGACCAAAGCACCCGCGTCCAGCTCAAGGAATTCCAAAAGCTCGTCGAGGCCGCCCGCAAACAGATCCTCGCAGACAACCCCGCCGACCGCCTCGGCTCCACCAAAGAGGCTTCTGTAGCTCCCCTCACCACCGCCGCCGACACCCGCGCCAGCGTGCTTCAAGGGAGCGTGGACACTCCTGTCCGCACCGATTTCAACCCCGTGCGCGGCTCCACCGGCACCGCCTACACGGACAGCAACGATGCCATCGAGTTCCAGTGGGCCGTCGCCGACGTCAACAGCCTCAACATCTCCAACCTCGACAACGGCCGCATCAATCCTGATTACCCGCAGGAGTTGCAGCCCCGCGACCGCACCAGCGCCGCCAGTGAGGCCCAGGTGAACGATATCGCCAAGAACTTCAACCTCGACCGCCTCAGCGCCTCCTCTTCCGTCGGCGATGGTGCCCCCATCGTCGGCCCGGATACCGTCGTCGAATCCGGCAACGGCCGTGTGATGGGTGCCCGCCGGGCACACCGTGATGCGGGCACTCCTGCCCGCAAGTATCGTGAGGCCCTCATCGCCCGCGCCGGCGAATTCGGCCTCAACGCCGAGCAAATCGAGGCCGTCCCCAATCCCGTCCTCATCCGCATCCGCACCACCGAGGTCAACCGCACCGCTTTCGTCCTCGCCGCGAACGTCTCCACCATCGCCCCGAAACGCGAGATGGAGCAGGCCAAGATCGATTCCAAGCAGATCGTGCCCGATCTCTTCGATGCCTTCGTCCCGGCTGAAGACGGGGAAATCTTCACCGCTGCCAATGCGGACTTCATCCGGGGATTCGTCTCCGCCGTCATCCCGCCGGCCGAGCGCGGGCAGGTCATCGACGCCTCCGGGAACCTCTCCCAGTCCGGCCTCCGTCGCATTCGCAATGCCCTCTTTGTCCACGCCTACGGCACCAGCCCGGAGGCTCTCAATGCCCTCGGCCGCCTCACGGAGAGCATCGACGCCACCGATACCGCCCTCGCCCGTTCCCTGCTCGCTATGGCCCCACGCTTCGCGGAGCAGAACGCCCGCATCGCTTCTGGTGCCCTCTACCCGTTCAGCATCACGGAAAACCTCGCCCAGTCCCTCCAAAAGCTCGCCGATCTCCGCGCCCGTGGCGAAAAGGTCGAGACGTGGCTCCAGCAGGACCGCATCCCCGGCATTGGGGATGATCCCGGCCCCATCACCACCGCCCTCGTGCAGTTCCTGCACGAAAACCGCACCCGCCCCCGTCAGGTCCTCGACACCCTCGACCGCTACGCCAAAGCCCTCGATTCCGCCGGCGACCCCCGCCAGATCAGCCTCTTCGGCGACGAAAAACCCGACGCCGAAACCCTCTGGAAACTCGCCGCGAACTACAAGCAGGAACCCGCGCTCGCGATGGGGCGGAAGAACGTCTCTGGCAATGCGGAGAAGGTGGACTTTAGCCGCGACTTGCTCGCGGCCAAAATCGACCAAGACCGCTTTGTTGGTCCGAACTGGTATTACTCGACGCTCAAGAAACTGCGCAAAGCTCTTGCCATGGGCAAGTCTATCAGCATCGAGAACCGCGACGTGTCCGATTACGGCGGCACACTAGGTGTCATCATTGACGGGGAAGAAATGCCGCTCACCCGCCGCAAGATCCCCCATCGTGACATGCACTTCCATTTTGGGGTGCAGAGACGCCAAAAGGTGGAAGAGGCACCAACAGTCAAATCCCCCACCCCAGGCTGGATGGTCGTCATGCCAGACGACTACGACATCGTCGGCTACACCCCTCGCTCCAACAATCGCTTCGAGAACCAACCGATTTATAGCAACGGCCAAACCCGGATCACCGAGGAAGAAGCCCTCGCGCAAGGAATTGCCAAGGAACGCCTTCCTTACGGTCCCGCTACCACGACCGGCACCGCCTCGGCCTACGTTGAGCGTCCCACCATCGCCCCCGCCTCCGCCCTCAAGGTTTACAAAAAGCTCACCGCCCAGCAAAAAGAGAAACCCCTCACCGCCGGCCAAAACCGCGCCCTGGAGGCCGCCGAGCGTTCCCTCGGTCAGCTCTTCCTCTTCGACGAACCCAACCGCACCCTCAAACCCGCCGAGGACCTCGTGCTAGAGCAGCAAACCGCCAGCCGCGCCACCTTCGCGGATTCCACGCCCGAGCAGCTCCGCCTGTTCATGGCGACGAAAAAAGTGCTCTACTCCAAAGCCGCCAAAGAGAAGCACCTCCGGCCCATCACTCGCCAGTTGGTCAAGCTCCGCGTGTCGGTGCAGGATGCTCTTGTCCGCGTCGTCCAGGAAACGATCATCCCCAAAATCCCGCCGCGCCTGCGGGCTCTTATGGACCAGACCGCGGCCGATTATGATGCGTGGCTCAAGCCTCGCATGGCGGCCCTAAAGCCCCAATGGGATGCCTACAAAGCCCGCTTCACGCCAGCCATCGTCGAAGGCTACAACAAAGACCTCGAAGACCTCGCCTCCGAACTGGGAGTCATGCCCATGACCCGCGTTCCCCTCAAAGGGGACCGTGGCATGGAAAAAGCCATCCTCGACGCCGCCGATGATTCCGAACGTCTCGGGACCGAAATCCAGCCTGATGTCACCAAGGTCAACGACGTCCTTCGCGCTTCCCTCGTGGCTGCTGACGACGAAGGCGTCGCCCGCACCGTCGCCGCGCTTCGCGCCCGCTACAAGGTCGTCAAATTCAAGGACCGGTTCACCAAACCGGTGGGAGGCTACCACGATTGGAACTTCATCATCGAAGTGGCCCCCGGGTTGAACGCCGAGGTGCAGGTGCATCGCGTCGATTACCTGTTCTCCAAGGAGATCGGACCCGGCCATCTGATGTATGAGGACTGGCGTAGGCTGGACCGTCTGGTGAAATTGAACCCAGCCCCGGAAATTGCGCAGCTTTATCGCCGCCTCTCCAAAACCATGGAGGGTTATTACACCGCCATTGGTCAGGCTTTTGCCATCTCGCGGAATTCGACCTCGTCGATGATTTCACCCTCCGTCAACACTCTGCCCGAGTCTCGCATCGGGAAGATGCCAGCAGGACCGGCGACCATCGGGACGGGAGGATCTCCATCCTTGTCCCATACAACAGGTGTTCCATCCACGTCAAAAAACTCGGCGGTCGCGGGGAATGAATCAGGGATTTTCACGCCGGATAATACACCCGAAACCCCGTCAAATCAAGGCATTCGCATCACCACCGCGAACATTGACCGTTACGCCGGTAACGTGGACGTCAGCGCCCTCCAAGGCCGTCAAAAGGACTGGCGGCAGGCCTTCGACGTCCCCGCCAAACCCCAAATGGTGCCGCTGGCAAAGCTCGTCAGCCCCAAGAACGAACTCGAATCCCCGCGCTTCAAAGCCGGCCTCAAGCCCGACCCGCGCCAGACCGCCGCCAACTTCATCGCCCGCGCCATCGCTGGCGAGCCCGGCGTCAAGAAACGCGCCCCGCTCGACGTTTCCGCCAACCCCGACGGCACCTACACCATTCACGACGGCAACGCCACCGCCCAGGCCCTCATGCTCGCCGGCTGGAAAGCCGTCCCCGTCAACGAGGTCAATCCCGTCACCCTCGCCAAAGCCAGCACCACCCTGTCACCCGAATATCAAGCGGCATGGGAAGACTTCACCGCAGAAGGAAGCTCGAGCTTTGACCTGTTTCCCGCTGCATGGCCGCTTTACCAGCAGCAGATCCAGAAAGAGCCGGAAGCGGCCGTTCAAAAACGCATCCTCGACGCTTACCTCCAGGCCATGAAGGCCTACGGAGCCATCACCAACACCGCCCCTCGCCCTGAAAACTTCGGCTACCTTTGGGAAGATGAAAAACCCTTCATGGAGGCCATCCGTGGCACCGTCGTCGGCGACCCCGTCGCCGGCTCTGGTAATTTCCTCGCCAAAGCCCGCACCACCCCGGACACCTCCCCCGATCTCTTCGGCTTCAACGCCGGCCTCGGCCTCGACACCCTCTTGACCCCGCGCCAAAAGGAAGCGAAGATCACCCAATCCCAGCAACTCGATCTCTTCGGAGGCACCCCCAATGATGGCTCTCCTTCAACCAGAACGCAGCCAGGTTCTCAACGCCGTGAACCGACTCGCCGCACATCCCGCACACCCGCACCTCCTGAGCAATCCCAAGGCCCTGAAAGCCTTTTTGGCGATCTCTTTTCCCAGCGAGATGACGGACAGCGAATCAGTGCCTCCCGACTCCCAAGAAAGCCAGGACCTCGCTACAAGCGAACTGGAAGCGGAGACGTCGGTGATGGAGTTTCTGGCCCAACTGACCAAGGAACAACGGACAAGCCTGCGGACAGCCCTCAAGGCGATCCACCCGGATTGTCTCTTGCTCCTGCCCTGATTCCGCAGCCAGCGGACCCCGCCGACCGCAACCACCGCATCACGGGCACCGGCACCGTGGCTCCCAAGGGCAACAAGGCCAAACTCGAAGCCAACTTTGCCGCCATGAAGCTCGTGCGCGAGCTGGACGCCGCCGGCCGCAACCCCACGCCCGAGGAGAAGCAGGTCCTTGCCGCTTACACCGGATGGGGATGGATGAAGGAAGCCTTCAACACCGTTCGCGCCCGCAAATACGACGATCTCAAACTCCGGGCGGAGCGCTACATCGCCACTAAACCACGCTGGGACAGCCGCTACTTTGCCAAATGGCAGGACTTCTATGCCGACAACGCCACCGAAGAAGACCGCCGCATCTTGTCATGGGCAGACACCTACCTCGAAACCCACGAGCGCCTCAAGACCGAGCTTTCCGAAAAGGAATTCCACGCCGCCGAGAAAAGCACGCTCAACGCCCACTTCACCACACCGTCGATCATTGACGCCATGTGGAAGGCCGTTGCCAAGCTCGGCTTCAAAGGCGGCCGCGCCATGGAGCCAGGGGGCGGTATCGGCCACTTCATTGGCGTGCAGCCGGAGGACATCGCCAACCGCACCCAATGGGAAGCCACCGAACTCGACGACGTCACCGCCCGCATTCTCGCCCGCCTGTATCCCCAGGCACGCGTGAATTCGGCCATGTCCGCGCCCAACCGCGAAGTGTCCGGTATGGGCTTCCAAAACGCCCGCATTCCGAACAACAGCCTCGACCTGTTCATCTCCAACGTGCCCTTCGCCAAGCAAGGCCCAGGAAAGGCCAAGTCGGAGTTCGGCCAGGATTTCAACCTGCATAACTACTTCTTCGCTCGTGCCCTTTCCAAGGTGAAACCCGGCGGCCTCATCGCTTTCATCACCACCTCCAACACGATGGAGTCCTCCCGTGCTCAACGGGACTACTTGAACAATCACGGCCAGCTCGTGGCCGCCGTGCGCCTGCCCAACAACGCCTTCAAGGAAAACGCCGGCACCGAGGTCACCACCGACATCCTCATCCTGCGGAAGCCGGACGACTCCGACTTCGTCGGCGAACCCTGGCGCGAGCGCATCAAAGTCGGCGAAGACACCGTCACCAGCAAACGTCAGCGTGAAGGCAGCAACGCCCAGCGCATCGACGACTGGCTCGGCTCCATTGACCCGGAATGGATTCCTGCCGACGAGGCCCTCGTGGAGCCGTTCCAGGCCTGGATGAAGGGCGGACGCCCCGCCTCCGGCCAGAAGCGCAAAGCCTTGATCGACGTCTTGAATCGCCTGCATGGCTTCAACCCGCAAAAGCTCGACTTCCGCGCCCCGATCTACGTCAACGAATACTTCGCCCGCCACCCCGAGAACGTCCTCGGCACCAATCGCCTCGTCGGCTCCATGTATGGCCCCGGCGAATACACCGTGACACCGAAGGACGAGGCCCTCGACTCCCAGCTCGGTAAGTTCGTGGACCGCCTCCCCGAGGACATCATGAGCCAGTCGGCCACCAACGACTTTGAGGCCAAAGCAGCCGAGCGTGGCGACAAGGTGGACAGCTATGTGGAGCGCGAGGGCCGCATCTACCAAGTCACCAAGGAAGGACTGGAACCCGTGGAATGGCAGGTCATGCCCGGCATGGATTCCAAAGCCAAGGCCGCCGCCGAACGCAAAACCGCCATCTTCCGCCAGTGGGCGAAGCTCCGCGATGCCGCCGTGGCACTCGTGAAACTGGAAGCCAATCCACTCGCCGACGAAAGCGAGATGAAGAACGCCCGCTTAATGCTCAACCAGGTCTATGACCGCACGGTGGAGAAACACGGCGCACTCTCCAAACGCCGCAACAACAACTACCGTTTCCTCGACGACGATCCCGAGGCCGCGCTGCTCCAAGCCCTCGAAGACGAGGAACGCAGCACCGCCAAGGACGGCAAAGTCACTTACACCTACACCAAGACGGACATCTTCCACCGCCGCCTCATTGAGCCGCAGGAAGCCCCCACCACCGCCGCCAGCCTCGAAGAGGCGGTCAGCATCTCCATGGCATGGGAGGGCACCGTTAACCCGCAATACGTCGCCGATCTTCTCGGCACCGACGCCGGCCTCGCCCGCCAGCAACTCATCGAAGGCGGTCACGTCTTTGAAGATCCCTCCTCCGGCATGCTCATGACGGCGGATGAATACCTTTCCGGCCCCGTGTCGGAGCGCCTCCGCCTCGCGCAGGAAGCCGTGAAGGATAGCCCGCAGTATGCACGCAATGTCACCGCCCTGCGCGAGGCCCTGCCACCGCACAAGGCCATCTCGGAGGCTTCCGTCATCCTCGGCCAGCGCTGGGTGCCTGATTCCATCTACACCGCTTTCGCCCGTTTCCTCGGCATCGAAGACGGCACCGTGGAGTTCAGCAAGGAACTAAACTCGTTCTCAGTTCGTGGCGAAGGCTCAAACGAGGAATGGAACGTCGGCAACCAGGGAGCCAAGGACATCCTCGACGCCGTCATGAACAACATGACCCTCGTTTACCGCCGCTATGTGCGGGGCGAAGGCATGCAGACCGATGAAGAACTCACCGCCACCCTGCGCGTGAAGGCCGACGAGATGCGTGACGCATTCTCCCAGTTCGTCAAGACCACCGAGGAGCAGGTCGCAGACCCCGAGTTCGAAGGCCAGACCATTCCCATCCCCGATATCGCCGAGCGTGAGTTCAACCAGAAGGTCAACGGCATCAAGCCGCCGAACTTTGTCGGCGACTGGGTGAAACTCCCCGGCCAAAGCGGCATCATCTGGCTAAAACCCTTCCGCAAAGCCGTGCTCGCCCGTCTCATCACGCAGGGACGCGGCATGATGGCCCACGGTGTCGGCAGTGGCAAAACCTACAACCAGATTGCCCTCGCGATGGAACTCCGCCGCCTCGGCAAGGCCCGCAAGCCGGTCATCGTGGTTCAAAACAGCACCATCAACCAGTTCGCCGCCAGCTTCCGCAAAGCCTACCCGCAGGCCAAGATCCTCGTGGCGACGCCCCGCAGCTACAACGCCCAGACCCGCGCCCGCTTCACCGCCCGCATGGCGACTGGAGACTGGGACGCCATAATCATGACGCACTCGAATGTGGACCTCATCGGCCACAGCGCGGAAACCGTCACGGCTTACTTTGCCAAGGAACTCGAAGAACTCGACGCCGCGATCATGGCCTCGGACGGTAGCGACCAGCAGAGCGACCTTCAAAAAGCCCGCGACAGCCTCATCGAGAAGCGCGACGAGATGATGCAGGCCCTCGGCGAGCGACAGGACGACACCCTCAACTGGGAAGACATCGGCGTCGATGCCCTCATCGTGGACGAAGCCCACGCCTTCAAGAACGCCCCCGTGGTGACCAATCGCGGACGCGACATCAAGAATATCCCCTCGTCAGGTGTCGGTAGTCAGCGTGCCGTCTCCATGATGATGAAGACCCGCAGCGTGCGCGAGCGCAACGGCCAGAAAGGCGTGTTCTTTGCCACTGGGACACCTGTCAGCAACAGCATGGCGGAGGCCTTCATCATGCTCCGCTACATCGCCCCGGACCTGCTCGAAGCCAACGGCATCCGCAACTTCGACGACTTCGCCAGCCAATACGGCGACGTGGTCAGTCAGGCAGAAAGCACTTGGGACGGCAAGGTGAAAATGGTGGACCGCTTCGCCAAGTTCGTGAACGGCCAGCAGCTCATCAACCTCGTGCGCAGCGTGTTCGACGTCGCCATGGGAAACGAGTCCTTAGGTATCGACGTGCCCACCGTCAAAGGTGGCAAGCCTCGCCAAATTGTAGTGCCCGCCACTGCGGCGAATATGTCTTTCAACAACTGGATTGTTCAAAGCGTCTCGCCGTCATGGGAGCGCATCACGCGGAAGGACATCGAGGCAAACCCCAAACTGTCCGCTGTGCCGATCATGACCATGCAGGCCGGCATCGCCGCGGCGCTCGATCCGCGCCTTATCCACGATAAAGCTCCCGACGATCCCAACAGCAAGGTCAACACCGCGATTCGTGAAGTGCTCCGCATCTACAAAGCCGGCACCGAGCGCAAAACCGCCCAGGTCCTTTTCTCGGACCTCTTCAATTCCTTCAACATGGACATTCTGGAAGGATTCGCGGATCACCCCTTTGCCGACCTCGGCGAGAACTCCATCCGCAAGAATGCCAAACTACGCGACGATGGCAGCCCTCCCCGTGGCAACTTTAACCTCGGCGAAGACATCAAGGCTAAACTCATCGCCGCCGGCGTGCCCGAGCGTGAGATCATAGTCGTCACCGACCAGAAGGACGAGGCCCTCACCAACATCTTCGACAAGGTCAACGATGGCGACATCCGCATCATCATCGGCTCCACCGGCCGCCTCGGCGTCGGCGTGAACATCCAGGAACGTCTCGCCGCCGTGCATCACCTCATGCCGCCGCGTGACTTTAAGCCGGCCATGATGGAGCAGCGCAACGGGCGCATCATCCGACAGGGCAACCTGCACGCCGAATGGCGTGACATCGCGCTCGTCGATGTCGTGGAACGTCTCGGCAAGACCCGCTTCCCCACCAAGGACGACAAAGGCAAGGCGCTCTCGCCCTCGAAACGTGCCACCGCCGCCAAAACATGGCTGGCCGAAAACGACAAGGACGGCTCCATCAAAACCGCCGCCGACACCGCAGCCCGTGAGTTCGACATCGAGATCATCGAGTATGGCGTGGAGAAGTCCCTCGACTCCGCCGTCTATTCCATGATGGCCGCCAAACAGGGCATGATTGCCCAGGTGCTCACCGCCGACGCCGTTGGCAATGAGTTCGAAGACCCGAGCGACGAGATCCGCATGAACATGGCCGAGATGGCCGCCCACACCCAAGGCGACCCCGACATGATCCGCACCGTCCAGGTGGACAAGATTTTCCGCGAACTCCGCGCCGCCTACGAAGGCTTCCAGCGCATGGACAGCGGCCGCCGCGCCGACGTGCGCCGCCTCACCCACAACATCACCACAGACACCGCCGCCCTGCCACGCATCGACAGCGAGGCCGAGCGCTACGGGAAACTCTGGGACGCCAACGAAGGCAAACCCGTTTACACCTTTGGCGGCACCACCATCGACACCGCCGAGAAAGACGCCAAGATCACGAAGCCGCTCGACCTTTGGGTGACTGAAAACGCCCGCGAGATGGCCCTCAAAGGCCAGCAGGAGCGATCCGCCAAGTTCACCATTAATGGCCAAGACTTCAATCTCACGGTCAAAGGAGAATCTGAACCCACCGAGTTCAACGATGGCGGAGTCTATGGCTTTGTCGAAATCGCCAAAAGCGACCGCTACGCCAACTTCCAAGGCGGAGCCCGTGGCGTGTTGCAAGCGCTCCACCGTTTAACCGAGGCTACCGCCACCCGCCCCGTTGAAACCCGTGCCGAAATCGCCAAGAACAGCAAGAAACTCGCGCAGATCGAATCCTACTTGGCGAAGGAGCAAGGCTTCCCCCGCATGGAGGAGCTTCAAGCCATCCAACGCGAGCGCCTTGAGCTGCAACAGCGCATCAATGCCCGCAACGCCCCGGCCCCTAAACCGCCAAGCGACAACACCGTCCGCCAGGGCCTTGTCATTCCTCCGCTTACACAGGCCGACGCCGTGCTCCTCACGCCCGAGGTCAATGCCGCCCTCGCGCAAGCTGTCATCACCGACAATAGCCTTGTGCTCCCCGAGCAACTCGACCGCAAACTCTACGAGAAGGTAAACCGCGCCCTCGAATCCGCCGGCGGAGTCTGGAGCAAACGCGACAAAGCCCATCTTTTCGCGGGCGACCCCCGCCCCTACCTCGGCCTCGCCGAGATGCCCGAGGACGCCACCCTTGCCAAAGCCTCCACCCAGGTCTATACTCCCACCTCGTATGACACCGCCGCGCCTGACCCCTTCACCGGTTTCCCCAGCCTCATCACAGGCTCCCAGCTCTCTCGGGAACAAGGACGTGCGATCAGCCATGCGCATGCCCAACGCCTACGCGCAGGCCTGTCATCACGCCCAGACAACGGGCAAGCTGGCCCCGCACTTGCAGCAAGTCGCGCAGGAACTCTCAGCGTAAAAAGTGATGCGGGCACTCCTGCCCGCAATCTGCCTCCCGTCCCCGTCCTCTCGAACTCCCAGTTCGCGAAGCTCCAAAAACTCCCCCTCATCGGTGAAGGAGCCGAGGCCAAAGTTTACGCCGACCGCACCCGCGGCGTGGTTTACAAAGTCCTCCAAGGCTACGCCCCCGTCCCCGGCGTCATCGGCTCCACCGCCCTCGGCGTCTGGCCCCAGGTGTATTACACCTCCAGCGGCAAGCTCGACTACGCCTTCGCCCCTGCCGAGCGCCCGCGCCAGCTCGCCGTCCGCCTCGCCGTCCAAACCCTCCTCGGCGGCACCCCCACCGAAATCGTCGGCATCGCCCCCGAGGGCCACATCATCCTCAAGCAGCCCTTGAGCCCCAATCCCTCCATCGGCTCCGAATCCGCGCCTCCGGCGTCGTCCTCGTCCTCGTTCTCCTACTCGTCCTCGACCGTTTTCGACGCCCGCAACCGCGCCGGCCTCGTCGAGATCCCCAAAGCCCTCCTCGCCGATCCCAACGCGCCGCGCACCTTCCTCGCCGTCGTCGAGGGCCGCCCGTGGCTCCTCATGGACCTGCACCCCGACAACTTCGTCGGCGACAACCAGGCCCAAGGCCGCATCAACGACGCCATCGTCGGCCAGCTCACCGCCACCCACCTCGCCAAAATCCCCGGCCTCGCCCAGCTCGTCAAAGACGCCGCCGCCCGCGCCCGCGACCTCGGCGACCGCGCCGACCGCTTGTTCATGGCGACAAAGCGTGTAGAGTCCCCCATGGCATCCGACTCCGGGGCCGCCCAATCCAACACAGAGCCTTCGCCGGGCGGTCTTTCTGAGGCGGAAGTTCTTTTCCGCCGCTTGTCGGGAAAATACAACGAAGAAATTGATCCGCTTCCGCAAAGCGATTTTGACCCTGATCAGCTTTCCAAAACCGTTCAATTTGCGGGCCGAGAATGGGAAATTGAAATCAGCAACTGGGCATTCCGTGCATGGGACAAAGCCGATGCAGACAACAATTACACGGCGCATCTCAATAATGAACTCGAAATCATCTCCGATAATGAAGAGGGTGATGTGCCTGAACACATTGCGGACATCTGGGAAAAAGCGCCAGAGTCATGGTGGGAAGTTCCAACAGTCGATGAAAGCGACCCCACCACATGGGCACCCGAGCAATCTTCGTATGCCGTGCAAACCAATGATGGCGAATCCGGATGGCAGGATGACATTCAAACGCTGAATCTCAAAGAAGCTGTTGCTGCCTACACATCAGAAAAAAGCGAAGACAAACGTCTGATTTTTTACACCGGTGAAACCACGCAAGGCAAAGACCGTTTTGGATTTTGGGGTGATATGCCGCAAATGGAGGTTTTGGCCCGCCCGTCATTTGTGGCAAAGTTGCTAAACGTGTTTCCTGGGATGACCCGCGAGGAAGCTCAGGACATTGCTGCATCGCGCAACGACGACAACACGGATGCGTGGCTGGTAGCTCAAGCCTACGCCCGCCATCGCTACACCGACTACGACGACCGCCTGCGCGCCGCCCGCGAAATGGATCAAGACACCAGCGCCGAGCGGGCAAAAGCACGGTTTGAACTGCGGGACACCATTGAATCCGTCATGGATCGCTGGTCAACGCCTCCAACAAAAACCGCCACTCCAGTTTCCCAGAGTGACGGTTTGAATCAGATCGGTAACGATGTGACGGCTCGCCTTGCGGCGTCTGAGCCAATGCCGGAAGCTCAGAGGGTCGTTGGCACGTGGCCAACGAAAAGTGACCCATCCACCGCCAAAGTCAACCCTGAATCCTCCCGTGCCGCAGATGGCACGCTGGCGAAAGCCACCACCACCGTCACTCCGGTTTCTCTCCCCGCACGCGCCGCTACTTACGTCGGCAAGAAGCTCCTCGACACCGCCGAGGGCACCATGAACCTCACCAGTGCCGCCACGCGTGCCACTGGCCTCGAAAACCCACTCCAAAAACTCGGCTGGAACCACCTCGACCGCGCCCTCTCCGCCAAGCTCGCCGCCCTCGCTCGCTGGACCGATGGCCGCACCGGTGCTAGCCAAACGGTGGCTAAATGGACCAACGCCACCCCGCAGAAGCTCCGCGACGCCGCCCACGCCCTGAAGCGTGAATTCTTCCCGGACTCCGTCCTGCCCCGCGAGATCCTCGCCAAGAAGCGCGAGATGGAGATCAAGACCGCCATGGGCTCCCAGAAAGCCATGGACCTCGTGCGCGCCCTCCAGGGCTCGCCAAAGTTCTCCACCCTCGCCTACCCGCCCGGTTTCGCGGAAAACCCCACCCACCGCCGCCACCTCTACGAGGCCATGACCGGCGAACGCGATCTCGCCACCCTGCCAAAAGAGTTGCAGGACCTCGCCGCGAAGCTCCGCGCCATGCTCGTCGAAATCGGCCGCGAGGCCGTGAAGCAGAACCGCATGAGCACGGACACCTTCGACAACCTCCGCACCACCTACATGCCGCATTTCTACGAGGAGGACGTGCAGAAGGAAAAGAGCCTCTTCCAGCGCTTCCGCCTCGGCGTGCGCGACATCCTCGCCCAGCGCACCACCGCGTGGCACATCGAGGACACCGCGCAGAAGGACAGCACCGGCCAGCCCCGCCTCGTCTCCCACACCGGGAACCAATGGCGCTTCCGCAACCAGCAGCACATGGACGCCTTCTTCGAGGACTTCATCCAGCAGCAGGCCCTCGCTGAACTCCAAAGCCGCTACGGGAAGAAATTCCGCAGCCTCACCGCCGCGGATCTCATGACGCCCTCGAAGCTCGATCCCGAGATTCGCGGACGCCTCCAGGAGATCAAACGCACCCTCCACCAGCGTTACAAACGCCAGCGCCCCCTCACCATCGCGGAGCAGGAAAAAGCCGGGCTCATCATGGACCCCGTCTATGCCATCGCCCGCTACGCCGCCCAGATGGCGCATGACAACAGCACCGCAGAGTTCTTCAACCACGTCGCCGCCCAGCCCGCCCTCGTCTCGGACATCGCCACCCCCGGCTTCACCGAGATCCCGGACAACCCGCGCTTTGGCCGCCTCGCCGGGAAGTTCGTCGAAAACGACGTCGCCGGCCAGCTCCTCGAACTCATCGAGACCCCCGGCATCGCCCTCAAAATCTACGACACCGTCCTCGGCTGGTGGAAGACCGGGAAAACCGTGCTCAATCCCGGCACCCACGTTCGCAACGTCCTCGGGAACCTCTTCTTCTCCCAGCTCGCCGGCAACAGCGTCTGGAACCCCGGCAACGCCACCTATTACCGCCAGGCCCTCACCGCCCTCCGCCAGGGCGGCCCCGTGCTCACCGAGGCCTACGACGCTGGCGTCCTCGGGGCCGACTTCGTCTCCGCCGAACTCCGCCAGACCCTCCGCCAGCTCCTCCCCGATCCCGCCACCATCGTGGACGACGGCAAGGCCCCGACCTTCCTCATGGGCATCGGCAAAGCCATCGGCCGCTTCATCGGCACCCCCGCCGGCAAAGCCTACAACAACATCGCCGCCCTCTACCAAGCCGAAGACGAAATCTTCAAGCTCGCCGCCTACCTCAAAGCGAAGGACATGCTGACCGAAGGGGGCGCGGGCACTCCTGCCCGCTCTGCCGCCGCTGCCAACCACGTCCGCCAATGGTTCCCCTACTTCGACAGCGGCACCTCCGGCACCCTGCGCCTCATCGGCCGCACCGCCATGCCCTTCCTCGGCTTCTACCGCGAATCGATCCGCATCTTCGGCCACGCGCTGAAGGAGCGCCCCATCGCCCTCGCCGCCGGTCTCAGCGTGCCCTCCTTCGTCACCTTCCTCTCCGCCATGGCCCTCGGCCTCGATGACGACGACCTCGAAGAGATCCAGAAAGACATGCGCGGGAAAGCCGGGAAGCTCCTCGGCCCCACCCCGCTCGAAGGCATGCCGCTCTTCTCCATGCTCCTGCCCGTCCGCAGCGACACCGGCCAGGTCCAGCAGTTCGACATCTCCGCCGTTCACCCCTTCGTGGATTTCCTCGGCACCCGCGTCGAGTCCGGCCCGCAGGAGGACTGGTGGCAGAAGACCCTCCGCAGCTTCGTCGCCGCCGGCCCCATCGGCAGCCTCCTCTACGCCCAGATGACCGGACGCGACACCTTCGGCGACCGCACCTTCGTCGAAGACAACATGACCGGCACCGAGAAGCTCGCCGCCCGACTCGACAACGCCGCCAAAACCCTCCTCCCGCCGCTCTTCCCCGGCGGCACCGGTTTCGAGACTCTTTCCAACGCCGGCGAGCGCTCCACCAACAAGACCCTCGAAGTCCGCAGCCCCACCCAGGCCGCCGTCCGCGTCCTCGGGGGCCTCGACGTCCGCAATGCCACCCCAGACCTCTACCGCCTCGCCGACGACTGGCGCAAAGCCCACGGCTACGAGGTGCAGGAAGGCATGGACTACGGCAGCACCACGCCCGCCAGCCGCGCGCGGAAGGCGCTCTTTGCCCAGCTCGCCCAGGACCAGCCAAACCTCACCGCGGTGAAGAACATCCTCACCGCCCTCGACAAGATGGGCCACCCCGTCCGCACCGAGCAGGACGTGAACAAGCTCTTGTTCTACCGCGATCCGCTGAAGCTCATCGGCGGCAACAAGTCCAAAGGCATCACCGCCCCCGACGCCCAGGCCCAATTCCGCGCCAGCCTCCAAGGCGAAGCCCGCGCCGCACTGGATAACGCCCTCCAAGAATACCAGCGCATCAAAGCCACCGCCCCCTCCATCCTCGCCCGCGCCCGCCAGTAAAAGCACGTTGTTCACGCTTCAGCGTGCCTCCCCGTCAATCCGGTCAATCCCGTCAATAAAGTCACCCACGCGGCCCACCCTCACCGGTGGGCCGCTTTCTTTTCCCCGTTGAAATAAAAGAATATTCTCGTTGAAATAATCCCGTTCGCCCTTATATATCAGTGTCGCAACAAAACCCGCCCCCACTATGAGCCGCCCCACCAATCAAGAACGCGCCGCCCACTCCATCGAGATCGCCCGGCGCATTGCTGAAATCATCCGCTTCGCCAAAACCGGCCCGCAAAAATACGAAGCCGCTGACAGCGTCCTCGAATCCCTCCAAGACGCCCACCGCTCCGCTGAAAACGACGCCGAGGCCGCTCTCGGTATTGGCTAAACCACAAACACAACCCGCCCCCACTCATGAACGCCCCCGACATCCACCACGTCAAGCCCGGCACCCTCATCACCTTCGTCTATGGCCCCGGCGAGTCCCCCCTCCCCGAGTTCGCCAGCCACAAAGGCCGCGCCTACGGCCTCCGCAAAAGCCGCTTCGGTGACACCCTCCGCGTCAAGAT